GCTAGCCCCAAATAGCTTAGCAAACCCCATAGCAGCAATGAGCATGAGCTAACTCGGCGCTAGCGCAAAGATACGCTGCCTGCTCCAGAAAAGCTCAGGATGCTATGGGGAATTTTTAATTCAGGTTAGCTTGCATTGGGCCGTAAAAATAGCAATGTGAGCTAGGAGGCTAGAGCCACTTACGGTCTATGCTCTAGTTTTTAAACAATTAATACTAGCCTGTTGACATTAGCTCAGCAGGCTAGTATTGTATATAAATCAACTGGAGGGGATGAGTATGGTTGAGCGAGATGACGAGCTTGAGAAGCGCAAAGATGCTGCTTATTCCAAGGGTCTCGATTGGGGTTATTCCAATAAACCTGTTCCTAGCTGTGATGTTGTCGGGCTTCCTCATGCCAGTGTTGAATATGATGCTTTTCTTGCTGGCTATGAAGATGGTCAAGCTATGAAGGAGAAGTAAAATGACCCTAGACCAAATCAAAGAAATGACAGACAGGCCAGCCACTCTAGAGGCTCTGGATAATTGTAATACCACTGACCCTTACAAGTGGCGTAAGGCTTGGTTTGAAGCCTGTAAGGACATTCAGGTTAGTATTGTCGCTATCTCCTGGCTGAATGATCTGGCTAGGATTGAAGGTGGTCATAAGGATAGGCCATTCTAAAATAATTGCAGAATTTTTAAAAATAAGTATTGACTAGAATTTTTAAACCTGTATAGTGATTGCATCGAAACGGCAATTCCGCCGCAAACTTGGAGGCTCTAATGCAAGTTATTTTCGTAATCTTCGCTCGTAAGGCTGATGGTTCTGAATTCGAGTGCTTTCATTGGTGCCGCGATGCTCAAAGTGGTATTGCTCGCGCATTTGCTGATGCAAAGCGCTTTGGTGTTGAAATTGTTGACGCATGGGCTGTAAAAGCATGAGCCGGTTTGTTTGCAAAGAGTGCAGCTATCCATCATATAAAATGGATAGCTGTGATAATCCTGCTTGCTTGGCTAATCCTGATTTGTCAGAAGCTCACAAAAATCATTTGCGAGCTATGGCAGAGAAAGCAGCTAAAGAAAAAGCTGAATATGAAGCTAAGAAAGCTTTCAGGAGAAGTCTTAAAAGAAGTGGGTTTACTCCAACATTCTAGTTGACCTTAATTTCTAAACGTCTATTGTCTGCCTGTCTCGAATGAATGGAGCGCGTGTGATGTTGAAAATGACCAAATCTCAAATGTTTAATGCAGCGCACCAGGAAGCTAAGCTTTCCCTTAAGTTTGCGCCTTTCCTCACATACCGCCAAGCTTTCGCTAACGCATTGCGCGGTGCTCATGCTGTGTCTAGCGGCTTTACAGGAGCGCTGTGAGATGTATTCCCATCATGTCTTTGCATATCTCATTTGGCAGTGCTTGAAAGGTGGCAATAAGCCAGCGATTAGATTGGAGCAGGTCAATGGTTAAATCTATGTATCAGCGTGGATATGATGATGGCTATAGAGGCAAGGAAAAGCTTTCAGCGTCTATGCTTGAATTTGGTGTACAAGATTATATGAAAGGTTATGAAAAAGGCAAAGCTGATAAAGAATTCAGCGATGCTTATTCAGATGAAGCTTTTGGAATTCATGATGGTTTCGATGGCTAAAATCAAAGTCCAAGCTCAGCATTTGAAGGCTGGTGATATTGTGGGCAGTGGAGAGAAGGTTGAAAGCCTTGTTCAAAACAGCATTCATTTCCCTAGTAATAAAGTATATGTAATGCTTCGCAATAAGGATGACAGCGATAGCAGAGGAGTGCTTTGGGGCAAGTACACGCAAATTACTGTGGAGCGATCAGATGGCAATTGAATATGTTGGAAAACACAGAGTTATGAGACGTTGTGCCCGTTGTCGTTCTGACGGTGATGATGTCAGTTGGTCAAATATTGATCAAATGTATTGCTGTGATGACTGCTATGAAGAAATACATGATTTGAGAGAGCAGGCTAATATTGATGCTTGCTATTCAAATGGAGAGCAGGATTATTGATATGAAAATAACTAAAGAAATTTGGTCTCTGGGTGAGCTAGAGCGGATTAAAGAATTTAACAGTATTTCTGATGCTGTTGAAGATGCTGCTTTCAAAGATACCGATGCTCTGCTAGGTAGGCTTGTGGAGTGTTTGTATGGTGACGAGCAGATGCTTAAGCATGAAGCTGTAAAGCATATCCTTGGTCCTGGTTATGAGGTTGAGGAATGACAGTTGACGGCGCAACACTAAAGCTATCATCTAAGGAAATACATCTTCTTATGCAGGCTCTACGCATTGCATCGGAAGATGGAAGCTTGTATGAGTATGCAAGTCAGCATCAAATCAATCAACTTAGGGAAAGGCTGAGTAACGCGAAATGAAAGTTAAAAGATATATGGTGTTTGGATCAGCAGCGTATTATCCAAGTGGCGGGTGGGGAGATTTTGTAAATTCCTTTGACACTGAAGCGGAAGCTATTGCTTGTGCTGATGGATTAAAGCAGCTTTCTCCTGAAGTTGTCGATTTGGAGACTGGTGAAGATATTTATGTTTATCCTAATCATAGGAGCGCGAAATGATTATCAAGCTGACTGAATTGAAGAAGATTGACGACACTCATAAGCGCGTAGAAGCTCCGCTTTGGGTGAATATGGCTCATGTGCAGTATTTTAGCAAAAGCACAAAAGGCAATGACACACATTTATCTATTCAAGGTAAGAGCTATTTGTTTGTGAAAGAGACGCCAGAACAGATCATGGAGTTGCTTGTGCCTAAGATGCTCTGCGGTGATGTTGACTTGTCTAAAGTCGATATGCGTCCTGGTAATGTAATATATGGAGCACGCTAATGAGCGGTTGGGGCAGCAGTTGGGGAAAGCAAGAGGAAAAAGAAACATTTATTTACTCAGGAGAAAATACATTTCCAGAAATTAATCATGTTGAGCTTAATGTCAATCTAGTCGACATTCCAAAATTTTTAAATAAAAAGCCCACACATGACCCTTACACAAATCCTAATACTAGATTGTATTACGAGTGTGGCTGTGGAGCTATCTTTGATCCTGGCACAAAAAGCTTTGCTCAACTGAATACTCATGCTAGTGAAGCAGGATGGAAGATCAGATTTAAGGAAGTCGGCTATGTGCCGTATTGTGTGAAGTGTGGGGAGGGTGTCGAATGAAAGAATGCTGGATTAATGTATACAAACTATGGAATGGAAAAATTGAATATGGTGTTCCTTATGATAGTGCATTTGTTCCTACTGGAAATTTAAAAAAATTGTTACTCTATCGCATTCATGTGAGGTTGAAATGATCTGGATAGCTTTAGGCTTGCTAATTTCAGCAGCAGTCTCTAGTATGCTTATTCCTACTCCTCGCATAACAGGCTCACTGTTTGTAGGAGCTTTCGTTTTATTCATCGTATGGATTTTCAAATGAGATTTCACACTAACGCTCAGGCTCATGGCTTGAAGCTTGTCGGTATGTTCATTGCTGCCAATAAACCGCTGGCTATTGGCACGTCTAATCCTGATAAGCTGCTTAGTCAAATTAAAGAAATGTATCCTGATGCTAAGCTCAGCAAGGGTAAAGATTATGTGCAGGTGGAGGCTAAATGAAAAATCACAAACAATTGCTAGCTGATTTCTATTTAAATCTCCTAGCTATTCCTGTTAATGATATTTTTAGGCTTACTCATCAAGCTTTGTATGCACAAGTTCTAAGCGCTCTTGCTATTGAGCTTGAAGCTGATGTTGAAACAGTGCAAAGCATCTTTGAGCGCATGGCTAGCGAGGATAGGAAGTAATGCACAACCCATCCGTAGAAGATGCTATCAAACAAATCGTGCTAGCTAATTCTGATAATGAAATCAGGTCAATAGCTGTTGTCATGATCAATCATGATGGTGAGCCTGAAATGCAAATTGCTATGGCTCCTGGCACTGCTTACAGTATCGTGACAAGTCTGGAAATTTTAAAACTTAAAATTGTTCAACAGATCATGAACCAAGGTCAGCTTAAGCCAAAGGATAGGGATTGAATGACTAATAAAATAAAAATGCTAGCATATGCTGCTGTTGATTTTCCTGATAGTAATTGGTCATTGTCTTTGCAGCCTCAAGGCAATGAAATGGTAATATCTCTGCATTGGAATGGAAAAGCTGTTCCAACACATCAAGCTAGAACTAGCTTGGAAGATTTTAAAATTATGTTGAAAAAATTAGATGTTCTAAAGGAAGAAGAATGAAGGCTATCGCGTTTGCAATCATATGTGCTGCTTATCTGCTAGTGCCTTCAGAAGAAGTGAAGCAATGGGATAAGCCATTTTTAATTCTTAATGGTCTAACTTGGGTCATATGTATATTCGGTTTCTGGTGGGCTATTTTCTTTGAGGAGAATAAATAATGGTTTGGGCTAATCCTCCACCTTACAAACCTGAGCCTCAGAAAAAGGGAAAAGTTGTCACGCCACAACAGTTAGCTGGAGATAGTGAAAGCTCGCATCAGAAAGCTTTGTTCGCATGGGCTGCTCTTAGTTGTGGGCAATATCCTGCGCTCGCTTATATGTTTGCAATTCCTAATGGTGGATTGCGCGACATTAGAACAGCTACGACGCTAAAAGCTGAAGGTGTTAAGTCTGGAGTACCAGATATATTTTTGCCTTGCCCAATTCAAACAGAATGGGCTAAGCAATACGCTGGTCTATTCATTGAAATGAAGCTGGAAAAGTACCGCAATCGAAAGAATGGTGGCTGCTCTGAGGAGCAGATTGAGTTCATTGAATGGGCAACTAGCATGGGTTATTATTGTAAAGTTTGCTACTCCTGGGAAGAAGCTAGAGACGTGATTGTCAAATATTTAGAACTTAAAGTCTGAAGGCTATTGACAGAAGCTAATCAATCGTATAAATAGGCTGCATTCCAACAACGGAGTGCAGCCTAATGGCATATACAGTTAAGAATTTTAAGACTAAGAAGGAGCTTAAGAAAGCTGTTGATGATTATAATTATGCAATGGCTGGAAACAAGACTAATTATCCTGTTCGCTGCTATCAGCCTGGGCTTGGTCCTGATCTTAGCAACTATACTGGCAAGATTACGCTGGAAGGTCCGCACTATCCTAAGCCTCACACTTGGTATGCTGAAGCATGGCTTGAAAATGGCGTAGTGGTGAAGGTGAAGTAATATGACAATAGAAACAATGGAAACAATTTTTGATAGCTATATGTCTCATTTGATTACATGGGAAGAAGCTATTGAATTGCTTCAGAACCATTGTGACATGGATACTGAAGAAGCTGAAGGAGTTGTTGAAGCTTGGGATTGCAATAAGGCTGAGCAAAAGTTTTCAACTCAATAAGTCTAAAATAATTAAAAATAGGGATTGACGTAGCAAATCAATCCCTGTATAAAGATGGGTGAAGCTCAACGCCGCAGACATGGAATAGAGCTTAATTATTCAAACATTCTAACAATGGAGAACGGAAAATGGCGATAAAAGATGTGGCGAAAGGTAGGAGCGATCTTTACCGATTGAACCCTAAGATTATTCAGATCAAGGAAGGTTGGAACAGCCGTGAAGCTACTGATCCTCAGAACGCTTCCCATATCGCTGAGCTTGCAGCTTCCATTAAGGAAGTTGGCGTTAAGAAGCCGCTGGTTTGCTATATGGAGAATGAAGTTGTTTATGTGACAGATGGTCATTGCCGATTGCAGGCTGTGATGCATCTGATTGAGGAAGGTGTTGAAATTCCTTCCGTGCCTGTGATGGTTGAAGATAGGTTTGCTAATGAAGCTGACCGCATTTTCAGCCAGATTGTTCACAATGCTGGCAAGCCTCTGACTTCCCTGGAGCAAGCCAAAGTATTTAAGCGCTTGGTTGATCTTGGATGGGCTCAGAAGGATATTGCTCTCAAGGCTGGTATTTCTGGTGGTCGTGTTAGCCAGCTTCTTGAACTCAACATTCTGCCTGTAATCCTTCAGAAGTATATTATTGAAGGTAAGGCTTCTGCAACGATGGTGCTCAACACTTACAAGAAGCACAAGCAGAACGTTGATGAAACCATTCTAGAGCTTAACGGAGCCGTTCGCGTGGCTCAGGAGAGCGGTCGGACCCGCGCGATGCCCAAAGATACCGGGTCTGAGGGAACCGGCTCTGGCGGGGCTGGCAAGGGCGGCAAGGGGCCTTCCTTGAAGGCTTTCATCAAGGAGATTATTGAGGACACTGCTCGCAATGGCAACATTGATGATAGCGAAGATATGGTTACTATGACTATACCTGAAGAAAGCTATCGCGCGCTGCTGGATATGTTGGGGCTATAAGCCCCAACTACAGCTTGAATGGAGAAGGTGAAAATGCTCCGAAATGATAAAAAGATTAAAGGTTTTAAGTATGTCAGAGAGCATCCTGATAAATGGAGCTATTGGGAAAAGTTAAATCCTGAAATTAGAGAAGCTATGAGAAATAGTCCAATTGATTTTGGCATTTATCCAATATGGAAGCTTCAAGTTAAATATGGTGTTAAGTTTGTGTTGCAAAAACTTAACACTAGGGCTTTGGAGTTAACTGTATGTGGAGTTCCGCCACTTGGCATTGATAATAAATGGGTTGTAGAGCCATGACCCGCCGCTATGAGCATGTAGAAGCAGCAAAGGAGGAAGCCCTAAAGCATGGGGCTTCTTTCTCCTGGCGACATGACGGCAGCAAGCTAACTGGAATTGTTAGCTTGAATGGCAAGAGCCGAAAACTATTTATGTCAGTCACTCCTAGTGATCATAGAGCTAGTCAGAATATTCGTAAGAATGTCAGGGAATATATTAGGGATATGTCAGGATGATTAGTCACACTATAATTCTGCTACTTTGTGCTTGGCTCATAAGCAAGCTTTAACTTTTAACAGCTATCGTATACCCACAACAGAAGGAGTTGTGTATGCTTAGAGTTTATGTTGTGGAAGCCGTCAAAGGAATTGCAATCTTCGCGAGCCTTACTGTATTGTGGGCAGCATTGTGTATTTTGGCAGGAGGTTAAATTATGGAATATGACACTAAAGAACAAGTCTTTGAAGATTATATGAGAGAGGAGTTGTCTAGAATAGATGCTATTGAAGTGCTACAAGATCAATTCAGCATGTCTAGTCATGAAGCTGAAGCTTTAGTTGAAGCTTGGGATAGTTAAATGACTAGATATTTCATTTGGGTTTCTGGCTTGCGCGGTCCTGAGCCTCAGCTTTGCTATGACAAGCCTGTTGATGGTCACGGCAAAGAAAAGCCTTATCTTGATTGCGTCAAGCTAGATGACGCTGACAAGCGAAGCTTTAGGGAACTAATTAGGGATTTTCCTGCTCCTGGTGAAGCTCAATGAGCCGCATAGATCACGTTATTGACTATTATCAAGACGGATTTGCGGCAATTCCGTTCTGCAAAAATTGTTCCGCTGAGGCTGATCAGTTGCATGAACCTTGCAAGCCTCTCACATATGATAACGTGATTGTATTTCGAGACATGACTAGATCAGAATTTGAAGAAAAGTACCAAAAAGCCCTTGACCATTCGAAACTGAAACGCTAGATCAGAATTACTGAATTATGAGGAATGATCCTCTAAATCATAAAAAGGAAAAATGTAATGGCTAAGAAGATTGATAGTGCTCTGCTTTCGCGTATTGTTGCTGCTACGGCTGCTGGTCAGCTTATCTATTTGACCAAGGCTGAAGCAACTCCGCTCATTGAGGCTAAGCTGATTGAAGTGAACACTGATCTGCTGGACCCGAACGATAATACCAAGGCTGCTACGCGCGCTCTGCCTGCTGCCCAGGAGTATCTTAACAAGCAGTCTGCTGGCAGTGCTGATCAGGCCAGAGGTTCCACTGAAGGTTCTAAGTATGCTCTGATTACCAATGCTGCTCTGCCTGAGCCTAAGAAGCGTGGCAACAGTGCTGGTGCTGGTGCTCCGACTAAGTATCCGTTTGCCGATATGCAGGTCGGTCAGAGCTTCTTCAGCGCTGATAGTGAGCACAAGAATGGTGATGCTGTGAAGGCTCTTGGCAGCACTGTTTCCAGCCAGAACCGCAAGTATGCTGAGGAGACTGGCGAAACCAAGACTGTCACGCGCGCTGTGCGCGACGAAAAGAACAAGGCTAAGCTTGACGAAAATGGTAAGAAGATTACCGAAACTGTCACGCTTCCTATTCTCAAGTATAACCGCAAGTTCACCATTCGCCCGGTTATTGGTGGTCAGAAGTATGGCGAGTGGACGGCTCCTGAGAACGGTGCTCTGATTGCCAGAACGGTCTGATTTTAGCCAAAATCTCCCCCTAATAAAAATATTGTTAGGGGGAGATAATGTTAACTTTAGAATTTTTAAAATCTATTCTGCACTATGATCCAGAAACAGGAATTTGGACATATCTAGTAGATAGAGGAAGAAACGGAAAGAAAGGTTCTGTAGCTGGAAGCCTTACACATGACGGATATTGGAGAATATTAGTTAATAAAAAGCAATATTTGTCGCATAGATTGGCTTTCTTCTATATAACAGGTGAATGGCCTAAAGAATTAGTAGATCACAAAGATACAGATAAGCTAAATAATAAATGGGAAAATCTAAGAGAAGCTACTAGCTCTGAAAATAACAGGAATAAAAAAGTTACTTCTAGAAATTCTACTGGCTTAAAAGGTGTCGGCAAAGCCAAAGACGGTAAATTTAGAGTTTACTTGTGTTTAGGAACGTTTGATACAAAAGAAGAAGCAAAGAGGGTTTATGATGAAGCTGCCAAAAAATTGCATGGAGAGTTTTATGTCTCTTGACTTCCCTTCTTAACCTGTGTCAAGGTACTCTTATTGCAAGGGGCAGGCCCCGATTGACGTAATGATAATACAGGGGAATGGGTATGAGGGATTGCCCATTCCCCTTTTTAATTTTAATTTTTAATGGATAAAAAGAAGATGGCTAACTACCGTCCTGGTGCTGAAAACGTTCCTCTTAAAAACGTCATCAAAAACCTTCCAATTCTAGTTATTGTGTATGATTTGCGTAATCAAGATGCTCCTCTAGTGGAGAAGCAAATTAACTACGGTGATATGGAGGATAGGAAGTGGCTAGGCCGCATATCAGCTTGGGCCTATGATAATCACTGTAGCGTAGAGACTATGGCGATGATTGATGCTGAGGCAGAAAGGGAGAATGGGTAATGACTGATCAAGAAGAATACAAGCTTCCTAATGGTCAGACAATTTCTATTCAAAACAATAACAATATTTGGGAAGTGGCTTGCTGGAATTCTGATGATACTTGTCATTGGTATAAAGAATTTGATAATGAAGATGATGCTAGAATTGAATTTGAAAGGTTTCGCAAATGACAATCTACAATCACAAGTTTGAAGATAGCTCAGTGATCGCTAGTGCTTCATTCAATGATGAAGTCAGTGAGCTAACTATTACATTCCTTAATGGTCGTGACTACACTTATAAGGATGTTCTGTTCAATACTTATCAAGACTTGATTGCTGCTCAATCTCCTGGTAAATATTTTGCTCAGATCAAGAAGGAGCTTCAGCTTAAATGAATGAAATTGTAAAATTAGTCCCCGCAAAGCCAGATAAAGAGCTTGCTGAGGAGCTTAAGAAAGAGCTTGTAGAAGCTGCACAAGGATGGCTGGATGCTTGCACCAAAGCTCATAAAGCAGGCTTCATTGTTCAAGCTCAGTTTGCTCCTAATTATTTAGGCATGTATGCTATTCAAAACATGTCTTTAATTAAGACGTTTTGATTACTGAAGCGCTCTTGCTGGAAATGGTAGACAGTGGATTTAGAATTTAAAATTAAGCTTTTAAAACTTTATCCTATGTTTGATAAAGTTACTGGACCTTACGCTAGGCCAGATGGAAGAAAGCATATAGTTTTAAATAATTCTAAATTATCTAAAGGCGATCCTGAAAAACTAAGAACTTTATCTTGGCCTAAAGCTTTGGTTGAAGTTAGAGAAGGCAGACTGTTGTTAGATAATGAGACTGCCGATCATATAGATGAAAATTTTACTAATGATGATTTGTCTAATTTACAGATATTGACTAGACCTGCTAATATTGTTAAATCATTTGAGTTAAATCCTGAAAGAAGTGAAGAACATAGCGTTCATATTTGTCCTGAGTGTAATGAAAAATTTATAGCTTTAGCTAGACAAGTAAAAGGAAATCAAGATAAGCAAAACAAAGCTGGCCCATTTTGCTCTAGAAGATGTGCTGGTAAGAGAAATGCGCGCTTAGCCCAACTGGCAGGAGGCAACTGACTTAAGATCAGTACAGTATCGGTTCGAATCCGATAGCGCGTACCAGTCTGAGTGTAGCTCAATGGTAGAGTACTGCCCTTGGAAGGCGGGGGTTGTTGGTTCGAGCCCGACCACTCAGACCATTCGTAACGGATGCACTTACGAATGTGAGTGAGCGTTCCTGTTACCTCCCTGGTCAAACGCTCGCGGGTGGCCTGAGCAACTATCCGAGAAATGGTCTAGCAATCACCCTGCTAGGCCATTTTTCTTTGTTGACAGGAACAATTCAACTGAATAGAAGTTGCAGCCATACAGTCTTGGCGGCTAAATAAGTCCAAGCATCATCTATAGTTCCGGCTCACTATTGGTAAAGCACCGGGTTAAATGGCTCCTTCACAGGAGCCATTTTTCTTGATATGTGTGGGCATATGACATGGAAGCCGCCAACTGAGCATTTTACGATAGAGAAGCCGAGAACTGACGTTTTCGCGCCTTCTGGTGGTTGGCAGTCTGAAATGCCTACAATGGCCCCTTGGTCAACTGGAGCTAACCAGCAGGCTCCTGAGCCTGTTCTAGAGCCGTATAAGACGGATGAGAGCCTTAAGAAGCGCTATGGAATAGAGCTTGCTAAGGTAAATAATCCATTCGAGGCTGCTTGCAAATTATTTAATGAAGATGACACACAAAAGGCTTTGTGGATAAGCTATCACTGGATTGCTGATCCTGTTGTGATGGCGTCCAGGGATGTTTACTTAAAAACTGTTGCTGAGAATGCAAAACCTCTTGACAGAGAGCAGCTTGCAGCTAAGGTGCTCGCACTGTCTGAGGAAAAAATTCTAAAAAATGGTGTGTATATACCAACAATAGAAGCTAAGGACAGGATTGCAGCGCTTAAATTGTATTCTGACATATTGGGATACACTGGTAAGGTTGAGATAGATAACTCCGTTATCAATAATACACTTAATGAGATGACCATTAAGTTAGTTAAGCCTGATCCTGAGAAGCCTGCTTTAATAATAGATAATACTCCTAATAAAAATGCACAATCTGAAATCACAAATGAACCTTCTCCAATTAGTTTAAAATTGGTGAAGGCTGGATGATTTTAGAGTTTTCGCATGGTGCGGAAAATTAGGAGAGAAGTATGTTGAAGAAACTTGGACTTGCTTTGTTACTTGCGTTAGCTCCTGCTGCTGCTATCGCTCAGACTGGTGGCTCTGGTGGTCAGGGCGCTGGTTTCCCTACTGTCGGTATTCCGGCTGATACGCAGTGCACCAGCTATACGAATGCTGGACGTTGTGTTGCTTATGCTCCTGCTGGCCCTACTGCGGTAACTGGTGCAGAAACTGTTCTTTCTGATACTCACTTACCGTCTGGTCAGGTTCCTGCTACTGTTAATATGCCTGTCACTGCTCTTGGTGGCGGCAAGTTTGATTTGCAGGTTCCTCTTACTGGCGCAACTCTTACTGTTGATGCTCAGACCCGTCAGTTAATTGTTAATCCTGCTGGCACTATTGCGGCTTTAACTGTTAACTTCCCGGCTGCTTCTGCTACCACTCCTTACAACGGTCAGCGCATAGGTCTTTGCTCTACTCAGGTGGTCACTGCTTTGACACTTGGGGCTGGCACTGGCAATACTTTTAATCCTGCTGTTGTTACTGCTTTGGCTGTTCCTCCGACTACTGGCGCTGGCACTTGCTATGAGTGGATTTACAGCAAGACTAGTTCAACTGCTGGTGTTTGGTTCCGCACTCAGTAATCCTTTCACACAGTAATTTAAAAGAAAGGATTACTGATATGGGACTTTCATCAGCTACAGAGTTGATTGTAAACTTTCTGACTAGTCGTCAGTTGCTTCCTGGTAGTTGGGCCAATGCTGTAACTAATGCGTTGTGCTCTATTCAGACTGCTACTGCTAGCGCTACTCAGACACAAGCAGGTGGCACTAAAATTACTTCTGCTAGTGCTGCTATTACTCAGCTAACGCCAACGACGCTGTTACACTTCCTAAGGGTTATCCTGGAGCAGAAATCTTTATTGCAAATCTCAGCGCTAACGCTTTAGGTGTGTTTCCTGCTGTTGGAGATACTATTTTTCCAAGTGCTGCTAATGCTGTGTTAGCTCAGTCTGCCAGTAAAAATGCTATCTATAAGTGTATCAAAGTGACTGCTGCTGGAGCAGCTACTTGGTATAAAGTTGAAGGAACTTAATTTCCCCAAACTGCTCGCTCCGAAAGGAGCGAGCATCTTTTTAGGTTGAAACTATGAAAAGATTTTTTAAATTAATTGTATTTGCAATTTACTTTTTTGCAAATTTCACTGGATTTGCTGAGGCTCAAACTTCACGAAATCCATGCTATACGACTAATGGTTCCAACTGTATAGGTGTAGGAACTTCTACGCCTATGCCCGTTACTGGTAATTCTGGAGGATTTGATATTGAAGTTTCAAATACTCCGACTGTTCAAAATGCTGCTTATTCATCTGGCAATGCTATAGGTGGTTTGCAAACAATTTCATTTTTTAGAAGCGCATCACAGCCAAGTGGAATTTTAAATAACATAGCAGTGTGGTCTAAAGGTGGATCAACTACAGCTATTACTTTATATATTTTTACAGCTAATCCTAGTGCATCTACTTGCACTGATAGAGTAGCTTTTTCTTTAAATTCTGCTGATGTGGCTAAATTAGCTGCTACTATTGCTCCAGTTTTAACACCTGCTGTTGTGGGTAGCGGCACTGCCGTAACTTCAGCTTCTCAGCAATCCCCAATAGCAATAAAAAATACTGAAGGTGCATTAAATATTTATGTTTGCGCCGTTGTAGGTGGCTCTGTTACTCCTGCTAGCACTACTGATCTTGTTTTTAAATTTGCTGGTATTCAGGATTGATAAATGAAAAGGCGAGATTTTATTAAAGGAGCTTCAGCTTTAATTTTAGCTTCTAGTTTGCCTGAAAACTTAGAAGCATTGACGTTAGGGCAGCGTGCCGTACTCCTTGGGGGTTCGGTAGGCCCAAACCTATCGGCCTACCTGTTCTATGATTCCTTCCCCGGGCCAGTAATCTCGCTCGACGGGCGCGCTGCTCAGAAGGGTGGCAATCATCAGGCGTCTGGAGCGGCCGGGTCAGGTATGACCGCTGGCGACGGCATCATGAAGCAGGCCGCCGCAGCGGGCACGGCAGGTTATGATATTACGCCTGATCTCGGCCAAATTCCTGGCAAGGTCGTCGGCGAGTGGCAAATGGTGAGCGGTGACTTCACCTATCCAGCGACGATCGGCATTGCCGTAGATGCCACCCTTTCTCCGATGCTGCACGGTGAAGGCACATCTACGAACTTTTTCATTAGATTGGTGAATGCGGGGCCGACCTTCATTGTGCCGCTGTTCGTTACCTCTGATGCGAATTGGTCACTGTCGCTGGCAACAACATATCGCGACGAACTACACTACAACGGCGGCAAGATGGCTGCCATGGTGAAGCGAGCCGTTGACGGGACAATTCTCGGCCGTCAGCTCATCTACGACTTCAGGCTGCCGAGCTATGTCGGTAACTACGCCTTTAGGCAGACGCTGACAGACAAGATCAACTATTCGCTAGTCTCTGACGAGGCGACCTCGGATTATTCATTCCCTGCAGTGACTGAGGTGTGGGGCCTCGCCAATCCGACGACCACCAACGTAGTCGCAACAGTCTTCGGCGGAACGACCACCAATTCAGGGGCTGGTATCGTTATTGCTGGCAGTGGCTACGGACAGGGCGGCCAAATTGATCTAGGGGCAGTTACGATCGGGGATAAATTCAGAGTTGATTTCGATGCCGCCAGTTTTTCTGGCGGACAAATGGAAGTCGCACTTCTGAAGAACGGTGCCTTCGAGGTGGAGAAGTCAAACGCGGTTTACTTCACATCAGACGGTCGCATATCGGCGGCATTGACCGCGACCGAGACAATGGCTGGAGCTAGCGTGGCTATTATGATGGGGCCGGAACTGTCAGGAGCTGGCGGCTGCACAGTTACAAACCTTCAGATTTTGAAGACCCCACCGACGACGCCTTAGTCGTTTGCACTCTCAGGGTGTATGAAAGATTAGGAAAATTAAAATTTGGAAATAGAGTTTTTAGACAAACTTAGCTTTCTTTTTGAACCTGCTCGTTTAAAGATTGCTTATGGTGGTCGCGGTGGTGGTAAGACTGATGGTTTTGCTATTGCCTTGATAATTCTATCTATGAAAATGAAACTTCGCGTACTTTGCTTGCGTGAAATCCAGACTTCTATTGAGGAAAGTGTTAAAGAGACTATTGAAGGATACATTACCCATTATGGATGGAATGACCAATTCGATATTAAGGAAAAATCCATAACTTGCAAGCGTACAGGCTCTAGATTTATTTTTTCTGGTTTGCGCTACAAGATTAATTCTATCAAGTCTCTTGCCAAGATTGATATTGCTTGGGTTGAAGAAGCTAATAACGTCTCTGCTACTTCCTGGGATAAGCTCATGCCCACAATTCGCGGCAAGCATGAGAGTGATCCTAATGGCATGGGTGGTCCATTTAAGCTTGGTCCTGAAGTTTGGATTACATTTAATCCTGAGCTGGACGATGACGAAACCTATAAGCGTTTCGTTTTGAATAAAGAAATTTATGCTCCTGATTTTATTACCAATGAAAAAGGTGAACAGGAGCGCTACGCTTATGTTGTTAAGATTAACTATACTGACAATAAATGGTTTCCGCGAGATTTGCGGAATGAAGTTAATCTTATGAAGGCTAACAATTTTGTCAAATATTTAGAAATCTATGAAGGCAATACAAAGCAGACTTTAGACGGTGCTGTTTACGCTGAGGAGATTTTAAAAACTTTAGCAGATGGACGGCGCAGGCATGTTCCGCATGATCCTACTAAGCCTGTTATTACAGCTTGGGATTTAGGACATTCTGACAAGACAGCGATTTGGTTTATTCAACGCGCTGGCATGGAATACAATATCATAAATTACTATGAGAACAGGCTTAAGAAGGCTCCTCATTACTTTGAGCATATGCAGAGCCTTCCTTACAATTATAGTCTGATCCTTCAGCCTCATGATGCTGACAATGAGACTTTAGCGGCTCGCTCTATTTCGTCTATGACTAGGAAAGCGTTTCCAAACGCTAAGGTTATAGTGGTTAAGCGGCCTACTAAGAAAGCTGTGGGCATCAATGCTGCGCGTACCATATTCGAGCTTTGCAATTTTGATGAAAAGAATACTGCCGATGGCTGGCAATGTCTCTCAAGATATGCTTTTAAAGTAAATGAGGAGACAGGCAGCTTTTCCAAGGAGCCTGATCATGATACACCTTGGAGCCACGGTGCTGATGCTTTCCAGACTTTCGCTTTATCATTAAAGACTGAAACTGATAGCAAAAAGAAAATTACTAATCCTGTCGCTGATAAGTTTAATAGAAATCAACCGCGCGGGTGGATGGGACATTTGTAGAATGTTAATTCGCATATCAGCGCCACATTTTGTAGCTGCGTATGACATGGGTACTGGAAATATAGCACCAATCATAAAATATATGAAAGGTTGGAGCTATGATAAAATTTTAAATTACTGTAATTCTAAGAATTGGTATTTAGAATATTTAAGGTATTGAAATGGCTTGGTCTACTTCATTCAACACTGAAACTGAAGAAGAAATTGAAATTCTTCTTGAGGCTAAGAAGCGTTTCAAAATCTGTGAAGATTGGGAAGCTCAGGCTAGGCAATATTTTGAGTATGATTATAAGTTTGCTCATGGTGATAGCAATAATATGTATCAATGGGATAAGTGGGTGGTTGGTGATCGCCAAACCAACCAGCGCCCATGCTTGACCATTAACAAAACTCAGCAGCATAATCTTCAAATCATTAATGACGGTAAGCAGAATAAACCTGGAGTGACTATCCGCCCTGTTGGCGGAGATGCTTCATTTGAAGCCGCTCAAGTATTTCAGGAAGTCGTCAGGCATATTGAATATATTTCAAGTGCAGAAAATGTTTATGACTACGCTGCACAGTTTCAAGTGAACGCAGGATGGGGATACTGGCGAGTTGTTATTGAGCCTATTTCAGATGATAGCTTTGATAAGGAAATTTATATTCGCCGTATCAAAGACCCTCGCTCAGTTTATCTTGATCCTTTTATTAATGAAGTTGACGGCTCTGATGCTCGTTTTGGCTTCATCTTTGATGATATGCCAAAAGATTTATATGAAGCTTCTTACCCTAAGTTTAAAGATGTAGGAAGTGCTTCGCTAGGCTATATTGATAGTAAATATGGCTGGATACAGCAAAACACTGTTAGAGTTGCTGAGTATTTTCGTAAAACTCAGAAGGAAGATAAATTAGTTGCTTTCACGTTGCCCACAACTGGAGAGCAAGTAATTTCTAAGTGGAGCGAGCTTCCTAAGGATGGACGCGAAATCTTCCAAGAGATTAAGAGGCGTGAAGGAAATCTTCCTATCGCTGAGCGCACTTATCGCGAGCGTGATACGGTAAGTGATGATATTGAAGTTATTAAAATTGCTGGAAACAAGATTATTGATCGCAAGCCTTGGCTTGGGAAATACATTCCTATTGTTAGGTTGATTGGCACTGAAACTGTTATTGATGGTATTTGGGATTGCAAAGGTCATACGAGAGCTTTGCTTGATCCTCAGCGTATTTATAATATCAATTCTTCAGCTAACGTTGAATTTGGAGCACTGCAGTCTAAGTCTCCTATCACTGCCCCTGTTGAAGCAATTGAAGGCTTTGAAGATATATACGCAAGAGCCAACATAGACAATCTGTCTGTGCTGCCTTACAATGGTTTGAATGAAGCAGGTCACCAAATCCCTGCCCCTCAGCGCATGGCTCCTCCTGTAGCGTCTCCTGCTTATGTTGAGCAGATGAAGATTGCTCAGAACGAAATGATGATGGTGTCTGGTCAATATCAGGCACAAATGGGTGAAAATGAGAATGCTAAATCTGGCGTAGCTATTAACGCGCGTCAGCGGCAAGGAGACAGAGCAACTTATCATTTCATTGACAATCAAGCGATTGCAATCCGCTTCACTGGCAAAATCTTAATTGATCTTATTCCTAAGGTTTATGACACTGAGCGTGTTATTAGAATTGAAGCTCGCGATGGCTCAGTTATGGATGTTAAGATTGATCCTAATGCTAAGTCTCCTATGGAGAAAATAGGCCAAGAGCATCCACAAACAGACAACACTCAGGAAATCGCTCAGATCATTTTCAATCCTGGTGTGGGCACATATGATGTTCAATCTGATACCGGGCCTTCCTTTGCCACTAGAAGGCAGGAAGCGTTTAATGCGCTCACTCAAATTGCTGCTCAGAATAAAGAATTTATGGGAATTGCTGGTGATATTCTTTGGAAGGTTGCTGACTTTCCTGAGGCTCAAGTTCTGGCTCAGCGTTGGCGCAAGATTATTCCTAAGAATATTACTGGTGAAGGTATTGATCCTGCAATTGAAGAAACTATGAACCAAGCTGCTGATCAAATTGAAATGCTGCAAGGTCAGCTAGCGGCTATGGTCAAGAAGGTTGAAGATAGAGAACAAGAATTTGCACTGAAAGCTCGCGAGCTAGAGCTTAAGGAGCGCAAAACTGCTGATGAAATGACAATGAAGGCATTGAAGGAAGTCAGAGATGACTTTGATGTTCTGAGCCGTCGTATTACTGCTTTAGGTAATGCTGGCCCTGCCATCTCAATTGAGCAAATCCAGCCTCTCGTTAAACAGGTGATCGCTGAGGCTCTAGTCAACGGTGGGCAGCTTGTGGAAGCTCCTGGCCCGCATGAGGGTGGAACTCCGATAGAGCCTGATGAGGCTCCTGATGGGTTTGAGGATGCTGAGGGTGATGGCTTGCCGGATGTTCCAGGTTCCCGTAAAGCTAAAGACGGTAAATATTACGTTAAAGGCCCTAAAGGCTATCTTGAAGTAGAGCCGGTACAAGGAAATGCCTAAGCTTTCAGAATTAACAGATTATGAGCCGCCTCAACAGGAGAGAATTTATGTCTCTCCAAGTATACCCACATCTGAGAGCGGCGATTATTTCACTAAACCTGTAGTTCCAATGCCGGAATTACCGGCTGATAATTTTATTGAACGATTTATTAAGAAATTGGCTGAAACTGAGGTTTCTGCTGGTACTCGCATAGGTAATAAGCTGTTTGGCACAGGTGGAGAGGAGCGTTATCAACTTTGGCCTGAAAAAATTGTCAGAAGTGCATTGACTGCCATACCTGACGCGTATAGTGGTAAAATTCCAATGCATGATGTTGATCCCGAAACTGGTGAACTTAAGCCTAGCGAAGCTATGATCAGCCGTGCTTTAGACATGGCTAGCTTTGCTGGTGTTGGTGGTATTGGTGGTACTGGTGCTGAAGCTGGCGCTGCTTTAGGTGCTACTCCTTTCTTGCGTCCTGCTTTGAAGTATAAAGATAGGCTGTATAAAGGAAAGGAGGGGCAGCAGCATATGGATGTTATTCCGCCAAACCTTTATAATGAATTTCAGCGTATGGCTATGAGCGGAGAGGACATTAGCCATTACAATTTCGGCTTCTATAATGATCTCGGTCACTTTCTAGACCGTGAAGCAGCATTGAAGTATGGAATTGAAACTGGCTTGATTGATCCTCAGGCTGGTAAATTTGGTGCGCTTACTAGCACGTTGCTTGCTGATAGCTCGAAACCAGGGACGGCAATTGAAGCTATGAGGAATGTTAAAAATCCTTATACTGTTGATGTTTATCATGGAACACCTAATAATTCTTTAACTGAGCTTAAAGCTAACAGAGCATCTAAAAAAGAACAAATCGGATTGTCTGGAATTCATGTAGCAGAAAATCCTGAATTTGCTTCTATATACGCTGGTAAGACTGGAAACGTTATGCCGCTCAAAGCTAATCTTGGTAAAATGCTAGATGCTACTAAGCTTGTAGTACAAGGTTCTCCTGAAGCGTCAGTATTAGAAGACTTGTTAAAAGGTACTGGACGAAAACCAATGTATATGGAAAGTGCAGATGGAGGGCCTAAAGTTTCTCCTCCTTTGCACAGCTACATAGATAGTGTAAACCCTAATAAAGCTGAAAAAGTATTAGATAAGCACGGTTATGATAGTATTAAATACCAAGCTAAGTATGGTAGTTTAGCTGTTGGTGGGAAAGGCATGAATGTTGTATCAGAAAGCCCGTCGTATTTAATACGTAACCCTGCAAATCTTAGATCAAAGTTTGCTAAGTTTGATCCAGAAAATTTTGGTAAAGAAGGACTTCTTAAATCTGATAGCTCAAAACCTGGATTGTCTATTGAGAGCCAATTTAAAGACAATGATAAATACAAATTCAAACCTGTAGACCACATACCGGAATTTTAAATGTCAAAGCTTCAATCTGGAGTTTATAGAATTTTAAATAAAGTTAATGGAAAATTTTACATTGGCAGTGCTATAGATATTCAAAGAAGGTGGAGGCAACATAGGCATGAGCTTAGATCAGGAAAACACGCTAACAGCTATCTTCAAAATGCTTGGAACAAATACACTGAAGAAGCTTTTCAATTTATAATTTTGGAATTCGTAGAGATAGATAAGCTTCAAGAAACTGAGCAGTCTTGGCTAGACGATACTAGATGTTTTGAAAGAGAAGTTGGCTATAATATTTCCGCTGTAGCAGCTAACATTACTGGCTATAGACATACAGAAGCTTCAAAAGATTTGATGAAAGCCGCTGGATTAGGAAAAAAGAAATCTGAAACACACAGGATCAATATAGGATTAGGGCATAGAAATAAAGACAAATGGCCCTGTCCTGATGGTCACAAATGTAAATGCGGCGATTGCAATTTTAAAAGATATGAGAGAAAAGTAGACTACGATAGAGCTAAAAAGGTTTCAAATGTCCAAACTTAAAATTCGTGACCCATCGGATGTTATTGTAGAAAAAACAGCAGGTGAATTTGCTGGTGTCTTTTACGATAGCGCTCGCTCTAGTGGCATGACTGTAATCAAGCTGCAAGGTGATGTTATCAACTTGCTTCGCTTCAAGTCTCCTCGCGAATTCGCTAGGCGTCATTTAGAGAAGTTCATTCCTGCTGCTGTTCATGCATTAATGGAAATTCTAAGCCGTCCTGAAACTCCTGAGGAGCAGCGTCAAATCATTTACAACGCTATCATGGAGCGTGTGAATGATCCTGACTTAGACATGATGGCAAAGACAGCAGGAGATTTGCCAGAATTTGAGCAAACTGTTTTGTATAAGCCAGATAACGAAAAACCTAAGCCTATTATAGTAAATACTGTAAAGCCTGATTTTAATTTTGATAACAAGAGGACTTAATATGGCTAAGAAATCAAAAGGTTTGCCTGTTGAGCCGCTGAAGGCAAACAAGCCTGTTCCTGTTAAAATTGTTAATGACGCTCCTACGCCTTCTACTGATAAGAGTTATGAGGCTCGCGAGCGCAAGTATCGTGCTGAGGATGCTTTGCGCGACCTGGAACGCGCTGAAGCCCACAAGCGTGACAAGTCTCTAATGTCTGATGTTAAGAAATTAGCTCGCGAAAAAGCAGCTTCTCTTAAAAATCTGTGCTGACATGAGCGAAGAATACATTTATCTTGGCAAGCCTATTAGTTCATATGATTTGTGGGCATTAGGCTTGATCAAGACGCATTTGGAAAATCAGGAAAAAGAAAGAGCAAAGGCAGCAAATCACCCAAAATTTAAAAATATGCAATTTCCTAAACCTAATCCTAAATTTATAAAACTCAAAGAAGCAGTAATAGCAGAAATTAGAAAGAAACAAAATGTGTGAAATGATACAATTGCCTCGCTATCAGTCTCATAAAAAAGTATGGGCTTTAGAAATAGCGGCCATTGAAATTCATGAAGATAAATCAGCTACTATAGCTCCAGTAGACAAGAAGTATGAAGTTTTTAAAACTAAACCTGGATGGGCTGAAAGGTTTGCTGGATCAGAAGAAGATAAAGGTTATTGGGTTCAATATGAAGATGGTTTTACTTCATGGTCCCCAACTAAAGCCTTTTTAGATGGTTATACAAAAATTTAAAAGGTAAATGTCTCATGTTGCTTAGAAATCTCATGAATGGTGCTTCTCTTTCAGCCATGATGTTGAGGGATGCTGACGATGAAGGCGGCTCTGCTGATCCTCGCACTAAATTACGCGAAAGTCTGACTAAGAATGTAATGGTGACTTCTGGTGAAAAACAGCCTGAAGCCAATGAGGGTGATGAAGAAAATAATGAAGAAGGCGAGGAAGAAAGAGAGGAGGAAGAAGAAGGAGAGGAAGAAGAAAATGAAGGCGAAGAAGGAAAGGACGTAAAGGAAGGCGAGGAAGGCAAAGAAGAAACTGAAGAAGAAAAGAAAGCCCGCGAAGCTCAAGAGAAGCAAGCTGCTAAGGCTCAGCGCAAAGCTGATCGTATGCAGCGGCGCATTGATGAAGCTACAGCCGCTCGCAAAGCTGCTGAAGCTGAAGTTGCTCGCTTGAAAGCTCAGATTGAAGCCAATCCTGAGCAGAAGCTTACTGCTGAAGAAGTAGAAAGGTTGGCTGAAGAAAAAGCAGCTAAGAGACTTGCTGAGCGTCAAGCTAAAGAAATGCAAGATCAGTTTGATGCTGCTTGTGAAAAGCTTGCTAAAGATGCCAGCAAAGTTGATAAAGATTTTAATGCTAAAATCAATGACATTGCTGAGCAGTTTGGGCCTATTCCGTCCTTTATGATTGGTGTCCTAGAGGATTTTGAAAACGGTGGTGAAGTCCTGGCCTATATTGCCAACGATGACGATATTGCAGAGCAGATTTATAGCTACAAAAATAAACCTGCTAAGCTGACAAAGGAGCTTGTAGCTATTTCAAATCAACTCATTGACGCTAAGAAGCCTAAGCCTAAGGCTTTGTCTAAGGTTCCTGATCCTGTTAAGCCAGTTGGCAGCACTAGAGTTGTCTCTAATGTTATCACTGAAGCTGACACTAAGAATATGGAAAGCTACGTTGCTAAACGTCAGCGTCAAATGATGGAAAAGCGTAAGGCGCAAGGTTTCGGCTAGAATACCGTAGAAGTGTGGGGATGATTTTTAAATTTTCCCCACACTTGCCTCTTTACAAGACGCAAAATCCTTTGTAGTTCTCAAGTATACAGCGTTTCTTGGTTCGCTTGACAAACCATGAATAGCCTCTCCCGTCTTGGTCCGGTTAAAGACCATTGATTGCTTGTTAAATCTGCTGCCTCAAGCACCAGCATTTTCATACATCCAATCAATTTATGCGCCATAGCGCGCGGGAGATTAAATAATTATGGCTAATACTTATCTTACTATTGATATGATCACTGCTGAGGCTGTGATGCTGTTTAAGAACAGTAACCTGTTCATCATGAACATGGATACTCAGTATGATGATCAGTTTGCGGTTGACGGTGCGAAGATTGGCGATACGCTCCGCATTCGTCTGCCTTCTGACTTCATTGTCACTGATGGTCCTGCAATGCAGCTTCAGGACAATACGCAGCAGTATACGTCTCTGACTGTTTCCAGTCAGAAGAACGTTGCAACTCCGTACACCACTGCTGAGCGCACCATGAGCATTGACCGTTACTCTGAATTGGTCATGGCTCCGATGGTTAACGCTCTTTGCGGTAAGGTTGCATCTACCATTATGCGCGGCTCTGAGGGTGGTGTTTGTAACTTAGTGTCTAACGTTGACGGCGCTGGTAACATTATCTCTCCAACTATGGATCAGTTCACTGGTGCAAATGCTGTGCTTGATGACCAAGGCGCTACCATGATGGATAGGCGCTGCGTTCAAGACCCGACTTCTGATGCTCGCACCGTTTCGTCCCTGGCTGGCTTGCTTAATCCTACTCCTGAAATCTCCGCTCAGTTCCGTAGCGGTATGATGAAGTCTGGTTTAGGCTATGATCGTTTCTTCCGCGATCAGACGGTTATTAAGCATACTACTGGCACTTTCTCTGCTGGTGGTACTGTTAACGGTGGTGGTCAGTCTACGTCTACCAGCGGTGGCAACATCACTGTTAATGCGATCACTGGAACGCTTAAGAAAGGTGACATTATCACCTTTGATGGTGTGAATGCTGTGAACCGTGTTACTAAGGATAGCCTTGGCACTTTACGTCAGTTTGTTGTGACTGCTGACGTTGCCAACGGTGGAACCAGCATTCCTATCTATCCTGGTATGATTGCCTCCACTACTGGCGTTGCTGGTGGTCCTGAGCAGCAGTATCAGACTGTTGATGCATCGCCTATTAACGGCGCTCAGATGCGTTTGGTTACTCCTGCTGGCTCTGTCTATCGTAAGTCTCTGGCCTACACTCAGAAGGCCGTTACGATGGCTTCTGCTGACTTGGTTATGCCCAAGAAGGCAGTTGAGGAAGCGGCTCGCACGAGCTATGATGGTGTGTCCATGCGTATGCTGACTGACTATCTGCCGATGACTGACCAGTTAGCTACTCGCTTGGATGTTTTATTCGGGTTTAAATACATAAGGCCCGAGTGGTTGTGTGTTATCGCGGATCGCGTCTAGGGCTGACAAAGTTTGACTTTCTCCTCAAGACAGTTTAGAAGCTGATCTTGAGGAGAAATCAAAATGTCTTGGGAAGTTAAGTGGAGAAAAGTTTGTTCTGTTGATGGTTGCCAGAAACCTGCAAAAACTAAAGGATTTTGTAGAAATCATTATGCTAGATTTTGGCGCAATGGCACAACAGAAAAACTAAACGGAGATAAGAGAAATCATCCTCTCTATATAATTTGGTGGCAAAGAAAGCAGGATGGTTATTTGTGTGAAGCTTGGCTAGATTTTAAAATATTTGTAAAAGATGTAGAGCCTAGACCAAGTGAAAATCATTTTCTTGTGCGTTTAAGAAATGCTCCTTTTGGGCCTGATAATTTTAAATGGCAAGAGCATTTAAAACGCAAGGAAGGCGAGAGTAATAGAGACTGGTGGGCTAGAAAAAGGGCAGCTAGAATTTCAGCTAATCCATCTCTTGAGAGCGATAGAAATTTAAAAAGAAAATTTGGATTAAGTCGCGAGCAATATGATGAAAAACTTAAAAATCAAAATTATTCATGTGCTATTTGCGAGCAAAAAGAAACATCTTTTGATGGCAGAACAGGAAGTTTAAGAAGCTTAGCTGTAGATCATTGCCACAAGTCTACAGGCATCAGAGAATTACTTTGCAATAGGTGTAATACCACATTGGGCAAAGTTAACGATAGTGTAGAACTTTTAAATAAAATGATAAACTATTTGAAAAAGCATGGAAAGAATTAAAAATGGCTCTTACTCAGTTTCCTGAACCTGCTGATTTGGAAGTTGATTTTGTTAATCGCACTGGCGATAGCCGTCCTAAGTCATTTCAGAAATATGACGTTTCTAATCCCCATCCTGGCTACGGCAAAGACCCTAATATTTTAAATGAATACGGTCATACCAAGTATCCTATGTATGTGGGCAGTGTGATCGTTAATAATGAGGAAGAAGAAAAAGCTGAGCGTGCTAAGCAAGCTCCTCAGGAGCAACAGCCTGAGCAGAAGCCTGCTAATAATGGTTGGGGCAGCTAATTAAATGGCTACTGCTCGTGAATTCATCACCTTAGCAATGAAAGAGGCTGGAGTGCTTGGCTTAGGCCAAACGCTCAATGCTGAAGATATTAACGATGGTTTCACGCTGCTCAATAGGATGCTTGCTCAATGGCAGAAGCGTCGCTGGTTAGTTCCTAACTTATATGATGTTTCTGCTATTGGCAACGGAGCCAAGTCTAATTTAATCGGTCCTGGTCAATACTACAACGCAGCTAGACCGGATAAAATACAAGCAGCTTATTTTAAACAATTGAACGGTGGAGGGGGGAGCAGTCAAGTCAGCTACCCCTTAATTCCTATTTGGAGCTATGAGGATTACTCTAGGATAGCTCTTAAGGATTTGCAGTCTTGGCCTGTTTATTATTTTTATGATGCCGCATTTCCTTACGGGAATGTTTACATTTGGCCTGTGCCCACATCAGCTTATGAAGTTCATTTGATTTGCAAAGGCCCTATTGGATTTACTGTTCAATTAGAAGCTGGAGAAATTAGCGATGCTGGCGCTGGCTATGTTGATGGTAACTATTTGGCCGTACCTTTCACTAATATTTCTGGTTTTGGTAGTGGTGGCTCTGCTGATGTTACTGTTACAGGTGGTGTCATTACATCCGTAGCAATTTCTAATCCTGGTGACGGTTATAAAATTGAAGACACGCTTACTATTTTAAATAGTAATCTTGGAGGCTCTGGTTCTGGCTTTGTTTGGACAGTAACAAGTGTAACAGACGAGCTAGATGCTGAATTCAATATGCCTCCTGAGTATGAGGAAGCTATACATTACAATCTGTGCGTCAGATTAACTAGTATGTATCAAATGCCTCCTAATCCAGTTCAAGGGCAATTGGCTGTAATTGCTTTAAATACAATAAAGAAAGCTAACGCTCAAATTCCAAAGCTTAGGATGCCTGCTCAATTGCAGTTTAACGGAAACTACGGCTTTTATATATTTAACGCTGATCAGCAATAATGGCACGATTACCGCTCACAGGAGCCTCATACGCTGGACAAAGTGTTATTGCCAGTGGTCAAGAATGCGTTAATTTATACGCTGAAATAAACGCTAATATTGATCCTCAGGCTCCTGCTCCCGTAACCTATTATCAAACCCCTGGCTCAGAATTATTCGCTAATCCGGATATTAATTCTAAAGTTAGAGGAATGTATAGAACTAGTGTGGGCACAGCATATTGTGTTGTAGGCTATACTGTATTTTTCATAGCCTACAATGCCATAACAGACACTTCAACTTTAATTCAAATAGGAACCATAGCTGATACACCTAATCAAGTGTATTTTAAAGATAATGGTTTGTGTGTTGTTTTAGTTGATGGAACTTCTGGCTATGTCATAGACATGGCATCAAATAACTTTTCCATAATTTCAGATGCTAATTTTTATCCTGCTGATTTTGTAGATTTATTGGACACATTTTTTATTTTTAATAGGTCTGGAACTAATCAATTTTTCGTTTCAGTTTCTAATGCTTCCTATGCAATGCTAAGCACTAGTGGAGCATTTGACCCGTTAGACATAGCGGCAAAGTCAGGCTTCAATGATCCAATTGTGGGCTTAGTGGTTGTCCATCGTGAGCTTTGGCTTATTGGAACTCTGACTGCTGAAGTTTGGATTGGCACTGGTGCTGCTGATTTTTATTTTCAACAGGTACAAGGAGCGTTCATTAATCATGGCTCCTCTGCTGCTTACTCAATAGCAAGCCAAGATACTCTAGTATTTTTCTTGCAGCAAGATCAGCAAGGAAATGGCTTAGTTCTACAAGGTCAAGGCTATGACGTTACAGAAATTTCCACACCTAGAATAGTAGCTGAGTTTAAAAGCTATGTGACTATATCTGATGCTATTGGTTTTTGTTTTCAGATTTCTGATCATTCTTATTACGCTCTTATGTTTCCAACAGCCAATAAAGCTTGGTTATATGACTTGACTACTAAGCAATGGCTTGAATGGAATTGGACAGATGCTAACGGAAATCTAAATAGACATAGATCAAACTGTTGCATGTTTGCGTTTGGATTTGTGCTAGTTGGTGATTTTGAAAACGGAAGGATTTTACGTTTAAATCCTAATGTTTACACTGACTATTTTCCTGCTACTCCTACAGGTCCAATAACTAGAATTAAAACTTTTGCTCATATTACTGGTGAAAAATATGAGCGAATAAGCTATAAAAATTTTGATGCTGATATTTCTCCTGGTAACATTGAAGATCAGGAAGATGACCCTCAGATTTATTTGAGCTGGTCTGATAATAAAGGTGTCAGCTATGGAAATCCAGTAGCCCAATCAATGGGTAAAACTGGACAATTTTACACTACTGTTTCTTGGAATAGACTAGGAATGGGAAGAGACAGAGTGTTTAAGTTACAATGGTCTGGTAATCTTAAGACTGCTTTGAACGGTGGATTTGTTGAGCTTGCTAAGGCTAGAACATGACAACAAACACTAGGCCAGTTCCAAATACACAATCCCCTATTGCTGAAGTTAAAAAAGACCCTAGTGGAAATTTAAAAGTTTATTTAATTTCTCCTTGGCTTCAATTCTTTCAGCAATTTGTTCAAAAGGCCCCTGCTCCTGAAGTTGGAGTAAGCAGCCCCTATACTCCTAATGCCACAGGATCACTAGTCATAACTGGAGGAGTTGGAGTTATTTTAACAAGAGGACAAGTTAGCATAGCATTAGGCAATGGTGTTTTTACTATTCCAATGTCTATAGGTGATACTGTTTCTTGGTCATCTGTTGCTTCTGCTCAATTCTTTGGGAGTTAGCTCATGAATGAGTTAGTTAATCTTGAAGCTCTTTCTACTCGCGAAAAGATTTTTGCCGTTGAAGCATTTATGAAAGAGCAGTCTCAAATTAGCATTCCTGTTCAACATTATTTTTCACAAGGTGTTTACGCTAGAGAAATCACTATTCCTGCTGGTGTGGTCCTGACAGGCCAAATTCACAAGTTCACGCAATTAAACATTTTGTCTAAAGGCAGAATGCAGGTATACACTGAGGAAGGCGTTAAAGAGGTAGAAGCTCCTTTTACTGTCGTCTCTCCTCCTGGTACTAAGCGGATTGCCCACACTTTAACAGAATGTGTCTGGACTACAATTCACGGTACTGAGGAAACTGATATAGAGTTGATTGAAAAACAATTCATAGCCAAAGATGAAAAGGAATGGCTAGAATTTTCTAATCAGCAATCTGCTCAGTTAGAATTAGGATTGTAAGATATGATTACGTCAAGCAAGGTAAATATAGATTTTGAATTTGTAGACCCTTGCTTATGTAATGCATGGGTAGCAACAGCAGTTATTGGCTCAGCGGTTATTGGCGCTGGAGCTACCATGTATGGCGCTAATAAAGCTGCTGAAGCTCAGACTGCGGCTGCTGACAAAGCTGGAAATATCGCGCAAGCTCAGTATCAACAGACTAGAGCAGACTTAGAGCCGTTTAGAGATGTTGGTAAGCTAGGAGCTTCTGAATTAACTAAGCGACTTTCAGAGCTTACATCTCCTATCACTATTGACCCTAATCAATTAGAGAACAGCGATTATTATAAATTTGCGTCTACTCAAGGTCAGAAAGCTGTTACTAATTCAGCAGCAGCTAGAGGGTTAGCTAGCTCTGGAGCAGCTTTAAAAGGTGCAGCAGCTTTTGCTAAAGGCTTAGCTACTGATACTTATAAAACTGCTTGGGAAATGGAAAACACTAATCGCACTAACGCATATAATCGTTTAAAAGGACTGATTGACACTGGAAAAGATGCTGCTGCACAAACTGGCACCGCTGGCACTTCTGCGGCAACTACGTCTGCTAACGCAGCTATAGGAGCAGGTAATGCTGAGGCTGCTGCTGCTAATGCAACTGGAGGAGCTATTTCAAATCTAGCTTCTAACATTGGCGGATATGCTATGTATAAAGGATTATATGGCAGTGGCTCTACTCCAAAAACTATAATGGTCGGAAACTATGCCATGCCTACTTATTAAGGAATTAAGTTATGGCTGAAGTAGACGTTAGCTCATATCCTAAGCCTGCTTTGCCTGTCTCTCCTTTAGAGATTGCTGGTAAAGTTGGAAGTTTGGAGCAGCAAAAGCTTGCTATTGATCAAGCTAAATTAGATCAAGCTAATCAGGCTCTAGGATATATGACTAGAGCAATGGGCTCTCTTGGCCCTAACGCCACTATTGATCAGTATATCGGCGCTGCTGCTAATGCTGTGAAAATGGGCTTAGTTCCTGAGAACATGCTATCTGTATTTGTTGAGCGTGCTAAGTCTGCTCCTAACTCACAAGAATTCTATAAGCAGTTTATGACTGCTGCCGCTGATCAGCAACAGCAATTAGCTATTCATACTGGTGTTGATGCTGAAAAGAGCAGTGGGGCTATAAATTATCAAGGCAAGACTGATGTTTTAACTGGCGGTTTTAAACCTGCTACTCAAATGCCTGTGCAGCCTCCTCCGGGAACTCCTTTCTATGAAGGTGGTCAGGCTAGGACGCTCGGGCCTGCTGGCCCTGAAGGCGTACAGCCTGCTCAGCCAGCCCCTAGGGCGCTTCCTGTCGCTCCTGGCTCTACAGCGCCCATCGTTCCTAACCGCGTCTCCACGCTTCCCGTAGAGCGTCCTGTAAGCGGTCCTACAGGCCCGACTATTGACCGCACTCCTGAAGTTCCGACTACGCTAGCCAATCGCATGGCTGCTGGTTTCAATGCTGCTCCTCCTCCAATGTTTGAGGAAGGTAAAAGGAATTTAAATGAAGCTCAACTTAGAGCTTCTGGCCTTAATCAAACTAATAAGCCAGCTATTCAAGCTTTGGATGTTCTTAAGAAAGTTCCTCTTTCAACTGGACCAGGAACGGCTCAAATTAATGACATTATGGCAGGTCTGAAAGCATTTGGATTAGTTGACACTAAGCTTGAAAATGACCCAACAGCAGCCAGACAAGAATTAGAAAAGAAGCTAGCTCAGTTTGTGGGCAATAGTCCTATTGCTGGACGTTCTGATGCTGCTCAGACATTAGCTGAGGCAGGCTCTCCTAACCCTAAGAAGCAAATTCTTCCTGCTTTGATTAAGCTTACTCGCGATGCTATCGCACTCAATCGAGTTGAAGCAGCTAAAGCTTTAACCTTTAAAGGTACAGATTATACTAAGGTAGGTGAACATTTCGCTAGGTTCCCGCAATCCATTGACGAAAAGGCTTTCAGCTTAGATTTGATGGAGCCTAAGGAACGCGAAGATTTAATTAAGAAAATGGCCACTCAATACAAGAACGGTAATGCATCTGAAAAGAAAGCTGCTGACAAATTTTTAACCAGCTTGCAAATTTCTAAAGAGTTGGGCTTTTACGAATGAGCGATTTTAATATTGATGACGTTTTATCGCAATTCGGTTCAAAACCTGCTTCTGCAAAGAAGAAGGATTTTGATGTTGATGCTATTTTAAAAGAATTTGATACCAAACCTAGCGCTTTTGTTGCTAAGTCTGAAAGAATTTATGTTAGTCCTGTAGCTCCTCCTATTTCTGGAGCCTCTAATGAAGTTAGCGATGAATTGAACAGGCGCACTGGCATCACTGGCGCTCCTAATCCTCGCTCGTGGATACCTAAGTTTGATGTTCCTACACAAGCTTATGAAGCTGATCTTGCTGGTAAGGAGATGTTTACTAGTGGTATAGAGGACTTGCAAACAGGTCATCCTTATAAGGGATTAGCTAAAACTGCTGCTGGCGCATTTATGCGCGCTACCTCTCCTGTAACTGGAATTATTGAAGGTTCTGTAACAACTCCTGTCACAGACATTACAGGAAGTGAAGAAGCTGGCAAGCGTGCTAGCTTTGTTGCTGGTAGCGCTATTCCTGTTGTTCCTGGTGCTGGAGCAATCTCTAAGGCTATTCCTAAAAATAAAGCTCTATCAACGTTAGTTGAGAACATTGGACGTGAAAATCTTCCTGCTGTGGTTCAAGCTATGAAAGCCAATCCTCGCTTGGCTCCTGCTGATCTTTCTCCGCGTGTGCTTCAAGACGTGCAGCATTTATTTACACAAGAAGGAAAGCAGATTGATTATCTTGCTAATACATCAGCGGCGCGCATAGGTGGAGCTAAGGATGTTGTAGAGACTGCGTATGACGCTGCTACTGGCAAGCCTGTTGACGCTGTTCAAAAGCTCAAAGAGTTAAAGCAGGCTGCTAGTGATGTTGGAAGTAAAGAAATCAATCCTGCTATAACTGCTTCAAAGCCTGTAGACATTACAAACGTGCTTGACCATATTGATAATATTGTGAAACCTGGAGTTAATAAAGTAATAACTTCAGAAAGCACTTTGCCGTCTACCGAAATAAACAAGCAACTGCTACAGGTCAAAGCAATGCTTGCTAATGCTAAAGAGCAGCGCACTGATCCTCAGGCTTTGCATTATTTTCAAAGTGTTCTGAGACAAGAAGCTGACACGCTTTTAAATAGCGCTGATGGTGCTGCTAGGCGTATGGGCAAAGCCTTAATGAATGTTAGGCAAGAATTAGTTGAAGCTATAGATAAAGCTGCTGGTGGAGCTTATAAGCCAGCTTTAGCTAAATATCGTGACGCTAAGCAGATTGATGACGCTTTTCATCATGGATATGAGAGCATTTTCACTAATTCTAAAAAGATTGAAGGGCGCCCTGAGTTTACTAAAGAGTGGTTTGCTGGTTTAAGCGATGCTGAAAAAGCTGCTGCTCGTGAAGGTGCTAGACTTCAGCTAGATACTCAAATTAATAATTTTAGATTTGCTGCTCGCAAAGGAATGGAAATTCCTGAAGTTGAATTTAATAGGCAGAAGCTTGAAATGCTTTTCGGTAAGGAGAAAACAGATAAGCTTATTCAAGTTTTAAAAGATGAAAGAGCTATTGCTAATACCCACAATAAGATTGTTGAGGGTAGCCAGACTGCTATGCGCTCTGCTTCTAAATCTCAATTTGCTTTACCTGGAAAAACTGATGCTGTGAAAGCAATGCTGCCAGTTAGCATAGCTGAAGGAGCTAATGCTATGATAGGTGGGTATCCTATCCTTCCAACACTAGTTTTAGGTGGAGCTAAATTAGGAGCCACAGCTAAAGACGCTGTGAAGATGGCGCTGGCTCGCGAGCATAACGCGCGCTACGCAAAGTATGCTTTGCCGACTGAAGGGCCAGATAGAGCAGAGCTAATCAGGGCTCTTGAGGCTCAGATACCTGGACCTAAGCCTAGCTTGCTCGCTAGGAGTGGAAATGCGCTCAGCAGGATTGTAGCGCCATAATTTTATCTGTAAAATGATAGGATCAGAGATTTTCCATTTTAAAAAAGCCGCTATTATGAGTATTGTGGGCATCCAGATATAGCGGCGGAATTTTAAAAATATTAGGATTAACAAGGTAGCGAAAATGAAGTTTTCAACTGCCATTTTTAAAACTTTCTTCTTATCATTGTGCCTTATCGCTACTGTGAGCTTTTCTTATGCTCAGACAGCTAGCATTTTGCCACCAGCAAAGACTACCTTTGTTGATCAGAATGGCAAGCCTCTTACCAGCGGAACAGTTGACTTTTACGTTCCTGGCACCACAACGCGCAAAACTACTTGGCAAGACAGCACACAAACTGTTTTAAACACTAACCCAATTGTTTTGGATGCTGCCGGAAGGGCTCAGATTTGGGGCAGTGGTGCATATCGTCAAATTGTTAAAGATAGAAATGGAAATATAATTTGGGATCAGGTTACTAGCAGTGCTGGCTCAAACAGTGATAGTGGCGGCTCAGTTGGTTCCGACGGCAATGCTGTGGGCACAATTCTTCCTTGGGCTGGCTCTGTTGCTCCAGCGCAATATGAATTTGCATATGGCCAAACTAAAACTAGAACAGGGTATCCAGATTTATTAGCAGCTTTAACTCAAACTCAAAGCGCTACTTGTGTAGGTGGTAATACCACTATCACAGGTTTGACAGATACTACTAGTATTAAAATTGGCGCGGCTATTGAAGGAATTTGTTTATCTGCTGGAACAACAGTAGTCAGCAAAACTTCTAGCACATTAACTTTAAATCAAGTAGCTATCATTTCTACTACTACTAATGTAACCATATTTAATTGGGGTAATGGTGACGGTTCGCTAACTTTTAATATTCCTGATTTGAGAGGAGTTACTTTAGTTGGTCGCGTGAATATGGGAGGAGCAGCAGCGTCTAACCTGACAACTGCTTTTTATGGCTCTGATCCTTCTGGAATAGGAGCTATTGGCGGCTCTCAAAGTAAAGTTTTAGTAACTGCCAATCTTCCCCCATATACTCCTTCTGGTACAAATTCTACTTCTTCTGTGAGTGGCACTAGCGCTTATGGCCAAGCGTTTGCTTTTACTCCTGGTGGCGCTGCTCTTGTGTTTGTGCCAACAATCAGCGGCGGTGGTGCTAATGCTGCTGTTGCTAATGTTACTGGCACAGCGGCTGCCCAAACTTTTGTGGGCATTGCTCAAGGTGGTACGTCTACTGCGTTCTCTATCGTGCAGCCTTCTAGTATTACTAATTACATCATTAAAGTTACGCCAAATTTAGCTTTAAGTGTAGCTAGTATTGGTCAATTAACTCCTGGTGCTCCTAATCAATTAGCTGGAACTGATGGTTCTGGTATTTGGGGCAACATAACTGTTCCAACAGGCTTGAGTGTATCCAGCAGTGCTCTGAATTTTGATATTCCGTCGTTAACCAGTAAGACTGTTCTAACTCCTGGCGCTGACTATACTTATATTTATGATGGCTCTACTGGAACTACTAAGAAAGCTCCTGTTTCAGCTTTTCAAAATTTGACACCAGCTTATATAGCTCCTGTTAGGTTGGCTACCACTGCCGCTCTTTCCAATACTCCTACTTATTCTAATGGAGTTTCTGGCGTAGGTGCTACCCTTACTGCTGGTAGTGTTGGCGTATTAACTGTTGATGGTGTAGCAACTGTCCTTAATGATCGCATTCTAGTTAAGGATCAAGCTTCTGCATTTCAAAATGGTGTTTATCAAGTTACCACACAAGGCACTGCTGGTGTAGCATATGTGCTAACCCGTGTAACTGATTTTGATACATCTGCTGAAATGATAGCTAATACTAGCATGTTAGCTACTGCTGGAGGAACTAACACAGGAAGAACATTCACACTTCAGAGCACTGTTACTACAGTTGGCACAACTTTAGCCACATTTATTCAAATTGGGGTATCAACTGTAACTTCTGTCAATGGGCAGATAGGCGCAGTTGTTAGCTGGTATCAGCCACAAGGTCGCTTGACTTTAACTAGCGGCTTACCAGTTATGAACACCTCAGTAGCAGCAGCCACTACTGTTTACTATACTCCTTATGTTGGAAACATGATGCCTATTTATGATGGCGCCAATATGGTTCCTACTGCATTTTCTGAAGTATCACAAGCTACCACTGATAGCACAAAATCTCCTGCTCCAGTTGCTATCAATTCAGTTTATGACATTTTTTGTTGGGTAGACAGTGGCGTTAATCGCTGCACTAGGGGGCCAGCTTGGACTAATTCCACCACTAGAAGCGCTGGAACTGCACTGGTTAGAGTGAATGGTGTTCTGCTCAACAGTGTTAGCATCACTAATGGACCTGCTGCTCAGCGTGGAACTTATGTTGGAACTATCGCCTCTGATAGTGCCTCAACCATTAATTATGTCTATGGCGCAAATGGGACAGCGGCTAATTTTGCAGTTTGGAATATGTATAATAGGCGCAAAATTATAAGCTCTAGTGCTGAAAATACAGCAGCTTGGACATACACATCTAACACTCCAAGACCGCCTAACGGTGGGACAGCTTCTAGAGCTACGTTTGTTTCTGGATTAGCTGAGGATGCAATTGAAGCAAGCTATCAGTCTAAAATTGTGCTGTCTGGCGCAAGTTCTAATGCTGGTGTAGGGATAGCGATGGATAGCACAACTGTAGGTGACAAAACTGATTTATTTTTAGCTACAGCACCTTATCAAAGTCCTGTTAACGTAAGACATGGATGGCCGCCACAACTAGGGCAACATTTTATTCAAGCATTAGAATTTAGTGATGGAGTAAACACAAATACATTTACTGGTCAAGCGCAAGCAGCGCTAGTGTTTTCATGGGAGAATTGAGAAATGGCCGCTAAAATTCCTGCTTCTATTCGCTATAAAAATCCTGGTGCAATGTGGGGAAGCAAATTAGCTATTAAATGGGGAGCATCTCCTAGAGCTGTGTCACTTAATGATGGCACAGGACAGGGTAACAACATTGCTGTTTTCCCCACATATGTTCAGGGTATTTGCGCTCAATTGGATTTATGGCGCACTGGCAAGAGTTATAGAAACAAAGAGTTTGAAGATGCCATAGCTGTTTGGTCTGGTGGAAATCATGTAGAAAGCTACATTAAATTTGTCTTAGATCGCGTACCAGGAATGACGCGCAAGACCATTATGAATGATGCTTTCTGGAATTCTCCTATGGGGATTGGCTTCTTAAAAGCTCAGGCTTGGCATGAGGCTGGCCAGCGCTATCCTGCTCCTGATGCTGACTGGATTGAGGCTCAGCGCCGTGTTATGGGTGGAGTGGAGCCTGAACCTGAGGAGCAAATCCTTAGCACTGTATGGCTTCAGAAGTCTCTCAATGCACTCGGAGCTAGTATTGAGGTTGATGGTGTTCCTGGCCCACAAACTAGAGCGGCGATCAAGCTATTTCAGAAAGCATTTAAGCTTGAGCAAGACGGCTTAGTTGGTCCTAAAACCTTAGATGCTATTCAGGACGCAATTAAGAAAGGAGACAAAGTTATCTTTCCTGAAGCTCCTGAGATTAAGCTTCCTCCTCCTGGTCAAGAAGCTCCTCATGATCTGGCTCCTACATTTTGGGGCAGGGTTTGGGCTTTATTTACTAAATAAGGATTTTAAAAATGCATTTGAAAGAAATTGCCCCTACTCTTATTTCTAGCATTGTTTTAGGTGGTTTCGTTCTTTTCTCATTCTTGGCTATGAAACCTGAGTATAGCGGAGTTAAACAAGAAGTTGTTTTATTCTTGCTTGGTGCTTGGTCTACTATGGCCGCTGGTGTTGTTAACTATTGGGTTGGCTCCTCTGCTGGTAGCAAAAATAAGGACGAGCTTCTTGCTAACAAGGTTCCTAATCCATGATAGCGGCTATTTCAGCTATCTTAGGTTTTCTTTCTACTGTTGCTCCTTTAGCTATACAATACTTCAGTTTGAAAGAGAACAATGCTCAGGTGCTTAGACTTGAAACCTTACGTCAGCAAGGAGAACGCGAAAAAGTTGCTGGCCAAGTTGATATTGCTAACGTTCAAGCTGATATTGAGCAAGGAAAGCATATTTATGATTTTGGTAGTGGCTCTAGCGGTTACAAGTTTATTGATGCGTTTGCCGTATCTATTAGACCTTATGTCACATGGGTTTTCTTTCACTTCTACTTATTGATGAAGGTCGCTCTCTTTGTTTATGGAGTAAACAAGGGCTTTGATCTTGGACAGCTAGTTAAGCTTCTTTGGGACGAAACAGATAGCGCTTTGTTTGGTGCTATTATGGGATTTTGGTTTGGTAATCGCGTCATCATGCGTTCTCAACAAATGGCTGCTACACAAGCTATCATGCAAAGGAACTAGATATGGTTGAATTTATTTGTGGACTTATTGGCTTTGTCGCTGGTGGAGCGCTTATTTGGTTTGGCAAAGATACTATTCAGAAATGGGTTATCGGAGCCAATGAGCTTTCGCGCAAATTGCGTGCCAAAGCTGATGCTATTGCAGAGGCAGCATCTAAAAAAGTGTGAACTATCTCACATTTGAACGTTGACTAGGAAGGGAGAGATTGGGCATATAAAACTTTAAATTGCTTGCTTTAACCGTAATTTCACGGTAAGGGAACTTTGCCCTTGGAACAAATAATCGTTGAAGTTATTAAGTCCTGGGGGCCACCCGGTATTATAGCTGCTCTAATGTTTTATTTTTTAAAACAATCAGAAAAACGTGAAGCTGCTAAGGATTTGAGAATTCAATTTTTAGAAAATAAGTTAGTAGAAACTAATGACGAAAGAATAGAAGCGGCGGATAGAGTAGCTGAAGCTATGAATAGCAATGCTAACGCATATAATGCTCTATTGACTGAGCTTAAAGGAAGAAGGCGATGAATGAAGTCGTGAAGCAATTCAAACGCCTATTCACAGATGACGGCAGAGCAGATAAGGACTTCTCTCAAAAAGAGAATGAAGTCCGGCAGGCCAAAGCTAACTTGGACGCCGCCATAGCTCGCTTCAAAAAGGCTGCTGATGACCTTTACGACGCCTTCTTGCTGGAGGCTGAATAGATAGCGTGAGGCTGGAGAAGGATTGCGCCACTCATAGCTATCAGACAGCACTCAAGAATAAGGGGCCTGGATAGGCCCCTTATCGCGTTTAAGCAGCATATGGTATTTTTGTTACAGTGCTGTACCATAAGCCGGTGAGCCATTGGCAGCATTTGTCAGCCAAGTTTCGCCTTTGTTGCTTACAGGGCTACCAGAAGTAATGCCGCCCCATCCAATGATTTGACCAATAACTGCACCTTTAGCCTGCAAATCAGAAGTAGCAGGAGGGATATTGTTAGAGATATACAAATTATAGAAATAGTTATACTGATTGTCAAAATGTGTAATCTGAGCTTGTGTCATAGTAATATTGAATGCGTAAGTGTATGCATCCTGCCAAATTTGCGCATTAGTCTTACCGCTAATTTTTGACGCAAATTGAGACGTAGAAGAAAATCCCATACCAAGAGCTTCATACGGCCCAAGCTCAGGCATAGCTACTCCTTGAGCCTGATAAGCTGCATACTGAGAACGGCAAAATGAGGCTCCGCTGTCAAGCACACTTGAAGTGTCAGTAACTCCATTAAAGTAATTAGAAACAAGCAAACGAGGCTTAGTGCCATTTTGAGCAGCGCTAGATGCTTTAATGGTATTTTTATAGTCGTCTAATGTCATAGCCCCACTATTGATAGTGAGTGCTACCAATGAAGCATTTCCAACCAAAAAGCGAACAACATTGAGCTGAATAGTTTCAATATCTTGCTGAGTAACAGACATTATTAATTCCTTCTAATTAATCCACTTCAGAATGAAGCAGATATTCTACGTCATGTAGAATTGATTTTAAACGTTACCTGCTCCAGTGTATGAGCCGGTAATTCCTCCTATATTGTTTCCTATTGTGTTAGTTCCGATAGCCTGATGATTAGATATTGTGCTAAACACAATACCCCAATCTTGAGTAGCGATGCCTATTTGATTAGAAAATCTTCCACCAATTATCTGATTGCGACTTCCTTCTATCCAAGCTCCATAAGGAGAAATACCTGCGCGACCATTAGATATTGAATGACAATTAGTAAAAGTGCTATCGTTGCCGCTATATGCAATACCCATACGATTGCAATCTCTTACTTGTAAATTAGTGATATTTGAAAGTCTATTATTAGCAGTACCGTAAAAACCTCTTAATCCAGAAGCCTCAATGTATCCATTGCTGATAGCGTGCTGCTCTCCGTAGGTGTCCATAAAAAGACAATCGTTTGCATCAGCACCTAAGAAGAAATCTCTAAAGCGGACCCCTTGAAGTGGAGCATTAGATGCTCCTATAAAAGCGGCACCATATGCGCCGTTAGCATAACTAGAAATTCCATGAACATCACCCACACTAATAGGGCCAAAATTAGGATTAGCTTGTATTAGAAAACCAGTGCCACCATTAGCTGCTACCAGATTGCGACCATAAAAATTCCATTGCATGGGAGCAGCTAGAGTATTGTATAGATATATGCCATGAGAAACACTAGTAACAACAGTCAAATCTCTAATATAGCCCAATCCAATAGCGTCTAACTTAGCTCCGAAATATTGCTTTTCAATAAAAACATTTTCTATGCGAGTTTGATCACGCGTAGTTCCTATTTCACAAACAATTCCACTTCCTCCGCTGATGCGAGGAGATGGTGATGTGATTTTCAAATCATGAACACATTGGTCAATAAGGCTTCCACCTAATTCAATAGCATCAGAAGTGCCAGAAACATTTAAAATTGCTTTAGCTCCAGCAATAAGACAGCCGATGGATGCGCCATTCCAGTCAAGCTTAATTTTGGAATTTAAATTATAAATCTTAGGCGAAAGGACAACGGCGCCACCAGCAAATCTAGCCGCTGATACTGCGTTTTGCACATCACCAGAATAGTCATCAGGATTGAAAGTATTATAACCTAGAGGCATATCTTTTCCTTTAAAAAAATGCTATTTGCTTTGCTTTAGCTAAATAGCCAATATCTTCAAGAATTTCATTAGTCCTTTTGATATAAGCTTCATAGTCTATATCATCAGGAAATTTATCAGGCAAGTCCATACAAGGCTTGGCCCCATCTGTGTCAGCTACCTTATTGTTTGTCAGAACGTAATTGATAGTTCCTAATTCTCCTTTTGCATAATACCAGCGAATAACGCGGCCAAGATAGCTCCTGTTTTTGTGGGCACCTGGAGCTTTAGCATTGCGCACTGACACAAAGCGAGTGAAATCTTTGCAGTTGTGAATGGTTTCCTCAATAGGAATTCCTTTAGACAGCAAAGCTTCTACAGCATCAGCACAAATAAGCGTTTGAGGGTTCATATCAAGTTTAGTGCCTGATTGTGATCCTACCTCAGCCCAAGGGCCTTTTTTCTTAACTGAGCCATCAAGCTTAACAGCAAAATAAGCATTAACATCGCGAGCATAATAGCTTTTGTATTCAGTCTCCTCAGTATCAAAACCAGTTAGATTTTCCCAAAACTTAATCCAGTAATCTAGCTTAGCTTGATCCTCTCTCTTATGATAAATAACAATACCGTCTGTGTTAGCTGACACAACGCGCAAACCATTACAATGTAGCATCTCAATTAGCATTAGAATGCTAAGCTGACAAGTCAGGTTCATTTGCATGGTCAAATGAGGAGAGCGAAGCTTAGACCACAAATCGCTAAATTTGCCAGACGTTCCATTTAGGAAAATCTTAAGTCCTTTATCTTTGGTGAAATTCTTTGTTCGCTTTGCTTCAACTCTACTATCTTTAAAACCTTTAAATACCTTGAGGAAGTTAGGGCCAGCAGCAATAGGAAACAGACCTAAATTTAGAATGCAGTTTGGATAGTAGCTAGTAACGTCTCGATCAGTTAATTTCCAGGTTTCATCAGCTACATATTTGACATTCTTTTCAATCGAGTGAAGACCACCAATGCCAAAGCTATACTCAGCATCGCCAATTCTGACATGAGTTGCAATAGCTTCAGGAGCGTCTAAATAGCCGCTATTGTTTATAACAAATTTAGCTTTCTTGCATACTTGAAAAAACTTCTGCATTTCAGGAGTTACAAAATTCAAGAAAGCTGGAGGATTGTAGTAATAGCTGGAGCCTGCTGGAATATCAGGACGCTCTAAACGCTTTCCGTTAAGTTTGCCAATCTCCTTAGTCAGCACAGCTTCAGCCATTTGAGCATCTGACTTGCTCATTAAATCTTCGCGATATTCAGCACCAATAGCAGCGCGAAGCTCTAGACGCTCCTTCATGAAGTCATACAGTTCTTCTGTAATGCAAAGCTGATTACAGTTGAACTTTTTAAGCTCCTCTATCTCGAATTCAGATAGATCAGCATCAACATCAAAAGGCTGCTCTTGAATGCTTTTAGTGTGCAGTCTAGCGCCATAAAGCTTCAAACTTCCCTTTAGAGGAGCAACCTCAATCAAGTCAATATGTGGAGTTTTGAACGTGAAGAAGCTATATTTCTTTTTAACTTCTTCAGGACGCAAATTATAGACAATCAAATCATTAGTGCAATCTTTTAGAATAGAAGCGTCTTGATTGTAGTAAGCTAGCCAAAGCACAATCAAGTCATAGTTGAATGAGTTAAAACCAACTGTCTTATAATTATACATTACCCATGAAAGAAATTTAGGATTAAAAGTCCTGCCTTCCCCACACTCTACTGTGAAGAATTTGTTTTGCTTATGAAGCTTGAACGTGATTACAAAATAATTCGGATAGCTCTCTACGTTAAGAAACAGCGTAGAACCAACATTAGCTAAAATTTCTTCGTCAGTCATGAATTCGCGTTCCACGAACGGGCGCGGCTCATAAGGAAGTAACTCAACTCGCTTCTCTAGAACTATTAGACCTTCAGAGTTTAGTTGCATTCTTTAACTTCCACACAGGCCCATAATCAACAGCGACTTCTCTAACTTCATTATGGCTGCCAATAAAAATGGGTGGTTGTGTTCCTCCTGAATAAACGCTTACAAAAATGCATCCTGTTTCAGCTACTTCTTTTAAAGCTTCTTCAGACAATTGCCAGCGAGACACACAAACAACATCATTTGTAAAAACATGCAAATCTTGAACTTGCTCCTCAGTGGTTCCTTTAGGAGCCTTAAGCACTCTATTCTTTCCATACCAATCAACAGGCTTACTCACTGCTTCTGCCTCCCTGAAATTTTAATCATGTCTAGCAAATTCTCCATAAGCCTCTGTAGCTGCTTTTCCGTAAGCTTCAGCAGCTTCTTCAGGAGTATCAAAAGTTCCTAGATATTTATAGCTTTCATTGCGCCTTATAGCAGCCTCGTACTTGCCGCTACTCGTAAGCTTTACTCCTTTAAGACCAATTAAACTTGTAATCTTAGCATTTCGATTTCTAGTATTTTCTGCTCTAGTAGCCTCTCTTAGATTTTCCCATTTATCATTAGCTCTATTTGTGTCTTTATGATCCATTTCCTCTAAAGGCCATCTACCTTTCATATATAAGCAAGCTAATCTAGCAGACATATATTCTTTATTATTTATCTTGATATTTCTATATCCATCTTGCTTAATGCCTCCGGCCTGCTTTCCTACTAATCTTTTAAAATAGTGTTTTATCCAAGTAAAAATACCAGTCAGAGGATCATAATGCAAAATTGATTTTAAATATTCTTGAGTTATGTCATTTCTATTTTTGACGGCCACTGATAACTCCCCTAACCGGACCACCCTGAAACACTAAACAATAACTACTGTCATGAATTCCACCAGCCATAAAATCAACCTTCTGAGCGTATGGCTTGATAATCTGAAGCTGCTTTATAGGATACACAAAGCCTTTAGGAATTCCAGCACACTCATGTGTTGCGCCAATAGAACTATCAGCATGGCTCATGAGCAGGTTTAAGTCTGAATAAACGTTACCATCTTCTGAGAATGGTGCAACAGCGTCAAGAGCTTTGTAAAAGCCAGCATCAATAGACCAAAGATTAGCTTCCTTGTTTAATATGCGCGATACATCAGGCCAGCTATCGGAATAGAGTTGTGTCTTAATCCAGCATCCATCTTCAAAATGAAAAGTAGCGCTATTATTACTAAAGCCAAATCCAACTAGATTTTTCTTCTGCTTTGCGAGCGCAGCAACGAATTGCTTAGGAAGCGGAACACCAGGAGGAAGGTCTAAACCATGCCAATACTCCATAATCATAACACGATTTGTAGACACTACAGAAGCCCCATGCATGAGCACAGAGGCAGTCAAGACATGCTGAGCATTCTCACTGGCTAGCACTCCTACAGCCTCTACAGCTTCCTTAAAAGCGTTTGTGATTGGAGCTATCTGAGGATCAGGAAAAGCATTCTGCATTAATGCAGGATCAAGGCACGGAACAACAGCTTTAAACTTTCCAGACTTGATGGATAATCTATCATTGCTAAGTTGTGTGAGTGTGAAACTTTCGTCACATTTTGACAACGCTTCAATAAGCATAAGATTGTGGGGATAAGCGCACAAATCCTCACTAATAGGACTACCAGCAGCGACAATGCCATTAAAAGCAATAGCCCAATTATTGCGCAATCCAATGTGCGTTTCATAGGGAGCCCCTAGCTTTTCAGACACGCATGAACAAAATTCTAAGGCTGTGAGCAGGCTTGGTTTAGCTGCTGTTGGTTTTGATCTTGGAGCGCGCGACATTTTCGCTTTCTGTAATTAAATGTTTGTCTAGCCTTTTCTCTTTCTCTAAATTCTTTATCAGTGCGATACTTCAGCTTCCATTTTTCGCTAGCGCAATGCTTGCATTTTTTAGTTTTATATTTGTGGCCACGTTTGCAAACTTTAATTATCATGATGAAATCTTTGATGATGCTTAGCACAAAACCATTTAACTTCTAGAGGTTTGCTGTAATCATCGTGATGACCATGTGTTCTATAAGTATCTCCGCAAACTTGACAAGGCTGCTTAATAATTTTTCCTGATCTTACTGCATTCCCTAAAGCTATGTGCGCTGCTCTGGCTTCAGGATTTTTATTTATCCAGTTTTGTGTATGCTCTAATATTTTAAGTCTTGTGTCTGGATCATTGTAGTATCTCCATCTATCATATTCTCTAACGCTATCATTTTCTCTTCTATGTTTTCTAACGTCATATTTATTGCACTCTTTACATTTATTTACATGACCATCATACATATCCTTATGCTTATAATAAGCATCAAGAGGCTTTAATTCTTTACATTTAAAACATACTTTGTGTGTACGCATTAGAATGGCACGTCCCCATCAATATGGCTGCTTTCTTCATAAAATTGACAACCAAAAACAATTATTCGTGCTGGTGGTCGCACATTATATCGCGAGCAAATCTCATTCTCTCCAAAGTGCTCACATACAATGCAGCTTTGAAATAGCATGTTGTTAGGTGTAACGTCTTTAATGACATTGGCTAATAGCTGAGATAGCTTTGAGTTTATCTCTATCAGCCCTAGCCTTCTAGGTATCATTTTTGTGTCTGTCATTAAAACTCGCAACTTAATATTTCAGGATGAAGTTTGTTGACGTGAACTCTAATAAATCTAGGTTCTTTTAGTTGGGATACATATTCTAAAGCTGTGTCTACAGTTTTAGGAGGCTCCTCTTTGTGCCGTCTCCTCCACCAATCTCTAGCCATTTTACCAGCCATTCCGCTATGTTCCAAGCAAATATATTCTTTAAAAGCTAAACCAGTAGTGAAGTAAGTAACTTTTAAAGTTGGCGGCTTTCCGCCTTTACCTTCATGCTTGACATAAGTTGTATTGATAACTCCAAAGCGTTCAATCTGAGGCAATGGCTCAGTGACAGCCGCTCTGATTAATTCTTCTGTTCCTGGTTTAGAAACAATCTTAACTTGGAATGAGAATTCTTCCCCACACTGACAACAGAACCTAACTTTTGTATGATTGTAGGCTCCGCAACTCTCACAAATCTTAACTGGCATTTCACCAGCTTCACCCTTCTTCATTTTTGGAATAGTTGGGTCATTGATAGGGCCAAGACGTGGAGTATTGCGAGCGAAGTCTAGCACCATGCAATTTTGCTTGCCTTCAGCAATTCGCGTTCCTCTACCTAGCATCTGTACCCATAGTGGAACGCTTAACGTGGGCCTGAGCATTCCGATAAGGTCAATACCAGTATGATTAAAGCCAGTAGTTAACTTTCCATAATTTACAATGGCGCGCAATTCATTCGCTTTGAAAGCTCGTATTGCAGCATCGTTGTAGTCGCTTGGTCGTTTGCTGTGGACAGGCGCACAATCAATTCCGAAAGCTCCGAGCTGTTCGGCAATGTGCTCGGCATGTTCGATGCCTGAAGAAAAGATAAGCCAAGACCTCCTAGAAGCTCCGACATGACACATTTCCTTTAATGCATTAAAAGTTATCTCTGCTTTGTCTACAGCACCTTGCAATTGTGTTGCGACAAATTCACCCTGATTAACACTTACATCTGAAACGTCTAGTTCTGTCCTAGTGCGCAGCGGAATAAGCGGAGACATATAGCCACGTTCTAGAAGCTCGTTAAAGCCTTCTAGATTGGTTTTGTCATAGACTACATCAGTGAATAACCCATTCTCTGTAATCATGCCCATACCCATCCTATAGAGGGTAGCTGACATGCCTATAATTTTAAGTCTAGGGTTGATCAGCTTCATAAATGCAAAGAAGCTTTGATAGCGGCTGCTATCATCTCCAGAAATCAAATGAGCTTCATCAACAAATGCAATATCACGATGACCAAACCAATCAGGATGCTTAATCATACTCTGCACTCCTCCGAAAATGATAGGATGTGCAGTATCCTTTTGCTTTAATCCTGCTGAGTAAATACCAAGCGGAGCAGTAGGCCAAACTTTTAAAAGCTCCTCAGCATTCTGCTGAATTAGCTCTTTCACATGCGTTACCATAAGGAAACGCTGATTAGGCCACTGCCGCATGATGCCATGAATGAAAGCAGCAGGAAGCACGCTCTTGCCTGTGCCAGTAGGAAGCCCTATTAGGGCGTTTCCGGTATTACCATTAGCGTAATAGCTCCACAAAGCATTTAAGGCTTCAGCTTGATAATATCTAAGCTCCATTTTGTCGCGGCCTTCTATTCAATGTCTGTTCTAGAGGCGTTGACCATTTACATGGTAGTAGCGGAGTTGCATTAAGGCTTACCTTGCAGAGCTATTATTTCTGAAGCATGTTCTTCAGCTAAAGTGCGTCCTGTATTTGGGATTACTTGAATGCACCTATCATCCCATAGCTCAACCATGCCATAATCTTTAGTAGCTGTTACTTCTAAAGGAGGCAATCCATTAGCTACGCACCAAGACTGAATAATTTTGGTTATGGCTGCTCTATCAAATTCTTCAGAAGTAACCAAACAAGTTGCTTGATCTATTCCAACTCTAGCTGTGAAAATTTTAACCGTTTTGCCTTCTGCTATCCAATTTTTAACTCTTTCTAGCATTAAGGGAATTGGATAACCTATCACATTCCAAGCTACCCATTTATCATAATGAGCTAAAGTGCCATCTAAATCAACACCAATCCAATGTTTCATATTTTAATATCCGAGCCAATCTCATTAGATTTTTTGTTAAATTCATCAATTACAGCTTCAGCTAGATTGATACCTTGACTAGCTGCCCACAAATCAGCATAAATCAACATTCCTGCAATTTCAGAAGCAAGCTCTTTTAAATATTCTTCTTTGCTGAGTTTGTTTCCTTTTACATTGTCGCGAAAACGCAAAAGCTTTTTAGCCACATTACAAGCCTCTCCACATTCACCAGCAGTAGCATTTCCCCATTCAGCTACAGACCAGCTATCTAGAGAATGCCCAAAACCCTTTTCACACCGCTCAAGGTTTTTTTCGCGAAGCATTTCAAATGTTAAATAGGTAGCCATTCGTTACATCCTTGCTTTATGAAGTCCTCAGGTATCAGCGCGTTATGAAGCATACAGCCCCATTGTGCATTTTCTGTGGGCACAGCATTGCGGCAACTACGGCAGTTCTTTTCTGGCGTTTCTCCTCTATGACAGATGCCTTGATAATTGCAAAACTTACAATCAAACATCGCAGGATTTTCACTGATCCTGGCTGGAGGCTCTTTAGCAAAAATGATTTGTTCTGCCTTGCTAGCTAGCTGTTTTCCTAAATTCCAATCAAGCTCAACTATTTTAAAAGTTATGTCACTGTCATTTTTATTTTCGATCATGTAAAGACCGTAGCGCAAGCCTTTAGCATAACCATATTGAGACATTTGAGCGAAGTGCTTTGGCTTAGCTTTGGCTAAACCTAGCTCAGCTACTTCAGTATATCCTTTGCCAGTATTGTTAGTCTTAAATTCATTCAACAAGACAAGATCGCTATCAAGCTCATAGCGAGCAGGAGCTTTGCACATTCCATCTAGCGAGCCGCCATAATGACCCATAGCTCCGCTAATACGGAATTGTTTTTTATTCTCTACATCTTCAAATTCTTTAACTTCAAATCCAATGCCGCGAAGATAAGTAATAAAGCGAGGCTCAGCAGAATGACCTACGTTAAACAGCCTCAGCATTCGTCCTGAGTGACGCTCCTGTTTAACCCATCTGAAGCCATACCAAAGCTTACGCCAGCAGTTTTCTCCTACCTCAGAAGCTCCTAAATGGTTTCTGTGACCACTTTCATAATATTCTTGACAGAATAGCTCTACGTCGTCAGCAATTAGCTGTTCTAGCTTTTCTCTGTCTTTGGGATTGCTAAGATTGAGCATTTGCAATTTCTTTAGTTAGCTTAATTGAGCATTCAATTTTTTCAGTTTTATAAGAAGGAGAGCCTTCTTCAACAAATTTAAATTTTAACTCTATTTCTTTTTCTTCAAATTCAGGATATTCTTTTTTAATTTTTTCATAAATCATCCTATTTAATTCACTGCTTTCAATAAACAAATGAATTTGTCTAGTAGTTTTGTCGCTAAAATATCTCATTTTTATATTTCCTTAAAATTTACTTCAGCTTCAACAACTTTTAGATATTGAGCCACTTCTTTTCTATCATCTGGAGCTTTATCAGGAGGACAAGGGCCTTCCTGCTCTCCGTAACTATCAATGCTATTTCTCCAAATACCTAAAACCCAACAATTCATAGCATTTGTGGCTGCTCTTTTATTGTTAAACAGTCTTGGCTTATCACTAAATTTTGCAGCAGTTTTAGCCAAAGCTTTTCCTTCGCTCAGATATAATCCTGAATTTGTATTCTTAATCGCATAAATTTTCATTTTAAATTCCTAATTAAAAAATGGAGAGTTAACAGCTTGCCCTCTGCTAACTCTCCTAAGTTGTCAGTACCAGTTTATGTTAGTCTTAGTGGTACTGAATTAGCGCTGACCCCAAGGAGGAGAGCCACCAGGAGCAGCGCCGCCATTCTGACCCGGTTGCCAAGCCTGTCCTGTCTGCTGCTGAGGCTGCTGCTGAGTAGCCCCGCCCTGCCCATTCCAGCCGCCCTGAAGAGCGTTCTGCTGAGGCTGGCCCTGTTGCGGCTGCTGAGCGTTAGGCTGGCCCCAACCGCCTCCTGGCTGCTGTGTCATGGGCTGCTGCTGGCTTCCCTGAGGTTGACCCTGAGGCTGCTGCTGAGCGCCAGCAGGCTTGCTAGGATCATTGCCAGCCATGTCATAGACACGCTTAAGCTCAGTGTATCCCTTGCCACCTTCAGCCGGGTTTTCACCCTTCTGATAATCAACGTCGATAAGGCACTGTCCACCGCGCAATGCAGCGCCTTCATTACCCCAATCTAGTTGATAGATGCCAGTAGCACGGCACAGAGCGGAAAGATGCCCATGTGCAATTTCTACAGCCTTTGGTGTCTTATTCCAAATGTTGTAGCGATGAATTACACTACCCATTGGAGTAGTAAACTCAACTTCATAATAGCCGCCGTCCTTAGCACTATTTTCTTTAATAGCTGTGCCAGTAATGCGAGCAGGAGCTTTCTGAGCAGGAGGATGACCTCCTCCACCCTGATTAGGCTCGAATTGATTAGCGTTAAAACCACCATTCATGATCATATCATGTAGTCCTTTGAGTTTATAGGAAGTTGTGTTAAAATTAAAGGTTCTCTTTTCCATCTAGCATTAGCAGCTTTTACTACTAATTCTGGATTTAAAGCTAACCTAGCTTTTCTAGATGCTGACATTTTAGCTTTAGTTTCTGCTGAAGCTCTCCTATTTTTAAGCTCAGCTATTCTATCAGGTGATAATTTTTTGCCTGTTAGTGAAGCTGAAATTCTGTTTCTTTGCTCATTTGGAATTGTTTTTCCTAATTGAGACTGTCTTATTTTTTCTATTGTTTGAGCAGAATGTTTTCTGCCTATCGCGCTTACTCCAAATGGACACTTATTGTATCCAAATTCTTCTTCAGTTGCTCTATGTTTAGCTATGTAATAGGTTTCTAGCTCTATCAGCTTTTCTAAAGGAGCTAATTCAATTATTATGAATTCAAAAGCGTCAACGCCATATTTATCATATGCGCGCTGAAGATGCTCATTATGATGAATTCCCTTAGAAAGTCTAGTGAAATGTTCTGATCTACGTCTAGCGAAATAAGCAGCGCTTCCGATATATAATTTTAAAGTTACTGTATTTAAAATAAAATATATACCGGAGCGCATTAGTTTTACCTCTAGATTAAGATTGATTTGATACGTTCAATGCGCTCTGGCATGTATCCGTCAACAGGCAGTTCTACTTTTCCTTCATCATTAAGATTGTAACCATGCCAAATAATTAGTTGTTTGATCTCATTTTCAGTCAAATTGCAAGCCTTGGTATCTTCCTTCATCATTCTTCCTTTCAATAAACCAATGGAGGAGCAGACATAGCTTTGTTCACTAAATCTGTAAAATTTGGTGGCTCATACTGGTTTAAGTTACCAGTTCTATTTCTTGAGAGAACGTTATAGCTAGCATTGCATTGAAACGCTAAAACTTCTCCGTTAACACCAGGAACGTTTGTCTTAGCAAGCCTCAAAATGAAGTCATACAAATGAGGAACTTGAATAGGCAAAACTTGACCTGGAAAATATGGACGGCGCATTGTTTGCCCATCCAAATCTTTAATCTCTTCTTTGCAGATTACATAGGTGTGTTTGTAGCGAGTGTAGTACAATGTGCGGAGATGCTCCATTGTATTGTCAGCCATTTCACCATAAGCTTTTAGACCATGCTTATTGTTTTTCTGAGCATCGATCAGATAAATATCCGCGACTTGGCTGGCACTGTCAATACCTAGTGTATCGAAATTTTTCGTCTCGTTAGAATTAAAAAACCATTTAAAGAATTCGTTGATGCGCGCTGGTGTGTACGCTTCATAGGTTGGAATTTTAGAGCCGCGCATTGATAGCAATCCTGGCTCTGTTGCTAGAAGCAATGGTCTAGGAGCAGTGTTGAGCAATGGTGTCTTAGCTGATCCAGCAGGGCCATAGATAAGAGTTTTGCAGCCGAAGTTTTGCGCGAATTCTCCGGCTGCTTTAAGATCACGTAAGTCCATTTGAATTACCAATAACTATAATGTTTTCAGGAAAATTACGGCGCTTTAACCATGCTTGCCGCATTCTTTCTCTAGTCTCTTCTGATACAATTCTACCTTTACGAATTTTAGAAAGCTTATCCTTAGTTTCCTGAGAATATTTCTTTCCTTTTTGACCAATTCTCATATTTAACTTAATTTCATCAGTGTAAATTCTATCTTTAAATTTTAATTTAGTTTCTTCAGAATGCTTGTAACCTAACATGCTTCCGGCTATTTTATTCAAATTATAACCTATATTTTTATCATAGCACTGTGTTAAGTCAAGCCAATATTGTTCACGCTCTAATAGCTTATCTTTTTCACAATATTCTAAGATAATAAGTTCAAATGCTTCTTGACCATGCAAATTCCACGCTGCTTGTAGAAAAGCATTTCTATGCTTAATATTTTTAAGTTTATAGCAATGTTGCCTCCATCTATCTTTGATGTTGACAGCAGAGCCAATGTAAAATTTCTCGCTGATTTTATTAAAAATTTTATAAATTCCAGAATTCATTTCTTTTTCTTAGGTTCGACAATTTCAAGGGTTGGTGCAGCTTCAGTTATTGTAATAAAAGTATTTACAATGTCTAAAGCTTGTTTAGCAAAATTACTTCCTTTTTCAGCATCTTCTTGAAGCTGCCTATATTCGCGAAGCAGAAAATTTGGTGTCCAACTAATGAGACGGTCAGCTATAAAAGCTCCTTCATTTCCTAGATTAGAAAGCTTATTCAAACCATCTTCTACTTTATCATTATCATCACATTTGTAATTGTATTTTACAACTGCTTTTAGCGAATATCCTGCGCCTAATTCTTTTTTATTAGTACCCTCTTGCTTCTTAGGGAATTCACGATTGACAATATACTTGCGCAATTCAAGCTCAGCCTGTTTAGCCGTCTCAATTGCCTTCTTCATATCATCCCAAAGAAGCAACAACTGATCCTCATTCATAGCATCCCAAGGATTGCTAGGACCAGGATTAGGAGGGATGTGCTGAGCTTCAGGGCTAGGCCAGCTTGGACCAGTGCCCCAACCATTATTAGTATTCCAGGACATTCTATTTCCTTTTGCTAAATCTTCCTGCCATGAATATTAGCAGTAAGAAAGCTACAATGCAAATTATAGTTAGATTAGCTGCTCCTGAGCCTTCTAGAAGTTCTTTCACTTCCATCCACCGTTGGCAAGTTGCTTGGATGCTTCACTAGGCTCAACTTTCAAGTTGGCCGCTTTAGCAATCAATTCGCTTTCAATCTTTTCACCCTGCTCAGCACCAATAATTTCTTTGGTGCTATCCAGCAATCCAGCGCGATCAAAGAGCAGAGCCAAGCGAATATCAATCAGGTCCATGAATGCGTCATCTTCATGCGTCCAATTGCCAATGCCAACAGTTTCATTGTGGGCATTGAGATAAGCACGGCGCATGATTGTACGCTGCTCAGACCATAGCGCACGATTGTCAATAGACAATGCATTAAGAATTTCACGAATGTCAGGCATTGATTATTCTCCTGGCTGTACCCAAATTTCTTTACTAACAGGTTCTTTGACAGCCTTCAAAGCTTCAACGTAAGCACGTCCTTTCTCTGTGACCACATAAACACCTGATGATTGAGAAGATGTAAGCATATTAGCAACTATTAGTTGCTGAGTATACTCTTTTACTGCTGGTGAATACCTGTGCTCAGGTTCATGTTCAGCATATGGTGTCACTCTAGCATAATAATGCAGCATAATTTGAATATGCAGTGGTGTCATTCATCATTCCTCATTAATAATTAACATTCAGCGGGCATATGGTGGATAAGTTTAGCCTCAGCTTTTCCTGCTGCTACTTTTTAGGTAGACGGCTCATGCGGCGTTCTCCTTGGGGTTTACGTCTCAGTACATCCTCCTATAGCTGTCCACTTTTCTCCCGTCAAGCATCTTGGAGCACCTTGACGCAAAAAAAATTTTAGGCTAGGGCTTCCCGTCATGAGCAAATCACCCCAAAAGCGCGTCAACATCACCCTCCTGGATGACGATGTTGATTTAATCAAGAAAATCCATGCTGCTGTTGAGAAGCGGCTTAATATGAAATTACCGCTAGCTTTTATAGTTAAGCTGGCGTTACGCGAGCAAGCTTGCGTAGAAGAAATCAAACAATAAGCCCACACTATTAGGCTACTAAGGAAATGCATAAATATGCCTAATGGGCTGTACTCTAATATTCCTGAAGAATTGAGAAAGCTTAAGCAATGGTGTTTGTGGAAGCTTGTAACTATTCCTGGAAAGAAGCCTACTAAGGTTCCTTATACTCCATCAGGACATAAATGCAGTGTCACCAATCCAGAAAACTTTAGTTCTTTTGATGACTGTTTCAACGTCCTGGCTCTTGGTAGCTATGATGGCTTGGGGTTTATATTTACTGGCACCGATTATAGTGGAATTGATTTGGATGACCCATCGTTTTTGGACGATGGCTCTACACCTAATCCTAATTATCAATCTGATCTAAATAGACAGATCAAGATTGCTCATGAGTTTGATAGCTATTCTGAAGTCAGTCCTTCAGGAAAAGGGCTGCACATTATTGTTAAGGGTAAGGTTCCTGATGGAAAGCGTACTAACTACATAGAGCTTTATCCGTCTGGACGTTATTTCACTATGACAGGCAAGGTACATAATGCCAAGCCTGTTGTAGCTTATCCTGAATTGCTTAATCAGCTTTGGCAACAAATGGGAGGAGTGCTTAACGGTACTGCTTCTAGCAGCTTTGTGTCTCAGCCTGAAACTTCAACAGATGAAGAAATACTAGAATTAGCGCGCAAGCATAATGCTGCGACATTCACAGATTTAGAAGCTGGTGTATGGCTTGGCTCTTATCCGTCTCAATCTGAGGCTGATCAGGCTTTTCTTAACATCATAGCTTATTATACAAATAGCAGAGCGCAAGTTGAAAGAATTTTTAGAAATTCTAAACTTATGCGCGATAAGGTTAATAAAAACAAAGGATATCTCTCAGCCTCTATCAATAAAGCATTTGATATGAAAATTGCACCTATTGACTTAGGGCAATATAAAAATGCGCTTGAAGATAAAATTGCTCGTGATAAAGATCAGCTAGAGCTTAAGCTAAATGGAAGCGTAGCTCAATTGGTAGAGCCAGCCGCTCATAACGGTTCGGTTGTCGGTTCGAGCCCGGCCGCTTCCACCACTCTCCCGCCTCCTGGCCTACTAGGCGAGATTGCGCAATTTATTTATGCGCAAGCTCCTCGTCCTGTTCCTGAGATTGCATTAGCAGCAGCAATAGGCCTGCTGGCTGGTATTGTGGGCAGAGCTTACAATGTAAATGGTACAGGACTTAATCAGTATGTTCTAGTTCTAGCTAAAACTGGACGCGGAAAAGAAGCTGCCGCTCTTGGCATTGATAAGCTAATGAATGCTGTGAAGATGCAGGTTCCTACATCTACTAGCTTTCGTGGTCCTGGTGATATCAATTCAGGGCAGTCATTGGTTAAATATCTAAATCATACATCTAAATGCTTTGTATCTGTCATTGGTGAATTTGGTATTACGATTGATCGTATTAGCCAACCTTACGCCAATTCGGCAGATAAGATGCTATATAAGCTTTTGCTAGATTTGTATAATAAGTCTGGTTTTGGGCAAACTGTTCAAGCGTCTATTTATTCAAAGAAAGAGGACAGCACAGGAGTTACAGAAAGCCCTGCTGTTACTATTCTAGGTGAAAGCACTCATAAGCTTTTCTACGGCGCATTGACAGAAGATATGATTGCAGCAGGATTGCTGCCTCGCTTTCTCATTATTGATTATGATGGGGATAGAGTTCCTAATAATGAGAATGCTCATATGGTGCAGCCTTCTTTCAAGCTTATTGAGCAATTCGCTTCGCTAATCGCGCAATGTGAATTGACCATGAGCGCGAATAGAAGGGTTGATGTTCAATACACTAAAGATGCTTTTAGCTTATTGAAAAATTTTGATAAGCTAGCTGATACTAAAATTAATTCTGCTAGAGATGATGTTGTTGCTGAATTGTGGAATAGAGCGCACATGAAAGCTTTGCGTCTATCTGCTTTGATTGCTGTTGGTGTGAATATGATTGAGCCCACAATAACAGTTGAGTATGCTCAATGGGCAATTAATCTTGTGCAGAATGACATTCGTATCTTGTCATCTCGTTTTGAAGCTGGAGAGATTGGCTCTAGCTCACATGAGATTAGACAAGCTAAAGAAATTGTTAGAGTGATAAAGGAATATTGTAGCTCTGATTATGATAAAGTTAAAAAATACGTTACGGATAAATCTGAGAACTTACATAAGGACAAAGTTATTCCTTATGTGTATTTGAATAAACGTCTGTCTGCTGCTTCTGTATTTCGCCTTGATCGCGCTGGAGCAACGATAGCTTTGAAGCGTGCCATTCAGAATTTGGTGGACAGTGATAGGCTTAAAGAGCTTGGTAAAGTTTGGTGTAATGAAAAATATGGAACTTCACAGCGTTGCTTTGTTGTCGCTGATCTTAGTATTCTAGACTGATACTTGATTGATTTAGGCTGTCTAAGGCCCATTTCTAACGGTTTCTAATGGCTTCTAACGGTGCTAAGTCCTTGAAAAGTCTATTAGAAAGGCGAAATCTAACGTTTCTATTTCTAATGGGGGTTGATCACTCTCTTTCCTATGTGATGTTAGTCACATTTACATATAGCTTTCTCTCTTATTAGAATTATTAGAAATATTAGAAAGAGAGAGAAAACAAGGACTTGCGTTTTAGACCCGAAAATAGAAAATCTAACAGCCCTTGAAGCGAGGAAAATATGAAAGATTTGGACATAGTGAATGAAAACGGAAGCTTTAACGTAGAATGTAGAACAGATGGAGGAATAGGTATTTGCTATGAGACTAACGCTCCTCACAACACATTCATGCTAAGTAAAGACGAATTCTTGAAGCTAGCTGGATGGATCGTATCTAGAGCAGAAGAATTGAGGAGTTTGGAATTACCGAAGAAAGGACAGAAGTGATGAGTGAATTTACAGAAGCAGAAAAATCAATTCTAAATACTTGGCAGTATGATAAAGAAGCTAGAACACTAAGGCATAGAGAAACTTGGAACGCAGCAATAGAAGCTGCTGCTGAGAAGCTTGAACAATATTGTAGAGCGCAAAATAATAATCAAGATGAAACAACAGTAGCCTATTCTATTGAGCAAATCAGGAGCTTAAAGAAATGAGCATCAAGACACCAGGAGAACGCTTCTGTTATTTATGTGATGCTATGACGCCTGCGCAATGCATTTGCATTAAGAAGCCTCCTGCAAACTTAGGACAGCCGATTAAGATTGTGGGCATATCAGAGCCGATCAACGAAACACATGCTCAGATAAAGACAGCAGTAGCTAAACGTAATGAGGAGGAGTACAAGCGGATATGGAATTCAGCTATCGAGGCTGCTGCACATCAAGTTATGATAAATGTATTTCATGAAGCTCAAGATAGTGAATGGGATTTGGGTTTCAATAAATGTAAAGAAGTTGCTTTTAATAAAATTAGAGAGCTAAAGAAATGACTAACATTCGCATTCGTTTCAAGCTGAAAGGTGGTCAATACACTTACTGGCTTAGTCCTGAGGAAGTAGCTCGCTATCGCAATGATCATATTGAATATGCTATTGTTGAGGAGCGCATGAGCTATGAGCAGGCAATGAAGATTCTTAAGGAGAAGAAATGACATATCGCCAGCGTCATATAAGGAAGGAGCTAGAAGATTGGGAAGAAACCAAATGCAGAGCGTATAAATAATTTTAAGATATTTTATAATGGTATTGAGAAATATGTTCATATAAAGATTGAGAATGGTCGCGATGTGATGACTGGCCTTGAGAAGTCTTGTAATTTTCGTATGGACTTGGAGACGGCAAAGGCTCTAAAAGAATGGTTGGATGGAGTGTGCTAAAATAATTGTAGCATTGAGCTAAAATAATTTAAAATAGTGCTTGACGGCTATCAATTGTACGTCTATAGGTGATGTATCAACTGATGGAGCAAAACAGATGGCACGTTTCATTGTAAAGGGAATTAATGATGATAAGTCCTTTTGCGAGTGTTGTGGAAAGTCTGGTTTGCAGCGTGTTGTTTGGATTGAAAATACTGAAACTGGTGAAGTTAAGCATTTCGGCACATCTTGCGCTCAAAAGCCAGCTAAGGGTTTTGATTGTGTAGAAGAAATCAAGTCTGCAATTAAGCGTGCTAAGGAAGAAGAAAAGCGAATTTGTGCAAATGCTATGTATCGCTATCGTAAAGTCTATAATGGTAAAATGATCAATATTTCTGCTGAAGTTGGCTATCCTGCTTCTAAGGTTGCTGATTGGAATTTGTGGCTGAAATGCCTACAGGAAGCTAAATGATGGCTGATGAAAGCTATTGGGAATACAAACCTTCTAGTCCTACTCCTAGCTTATTAGATGCTAAATGGATTGGAGCAATAAAAGCTGATACAACTGAAGAAGAATGGTGTAAACTTAGCCCAGGAATGAGAAGAGAAATAGTTAGAGGTAAATTGAAAAATAAATTAAAATAACTATTGACTGCTCCAAATCAACCGTATAGAGTGCATTGTATCGAAACGAGAGGAGACATGAAATGTATATCCTTTATATGCACCATGATTTTCATCAATATTATCATGGGGAATTCATGTTTAAACGTATGAACAGTTTTGATATGTATTATGTGCAAGAAAGTTTCTGGCTAGTTCCTGGAACTGATCCTGAAGATTGTTTTTATTGTTGACACCTAACAGTTTACAACTTAACTTTTGAATGGAGAATGCATAATGTCTAACACTGTATCGCTTGGAACTAAGAAGAAGCAGTTCAAGTCTATCCGATTGGCTGCTGAGGCTGCCAATATGCCTTATATGACGCTGTACATGCGTCTCAGGGCTGGCATGAAGCCTGGAGAGGCGATCAAGAAGCCGGTTCGCACTTACACCAGGAAGAATTCAACTCTTGCTAGCTAGCCCCAAATAGCTTAGCAAACCCCATAGCAGCAATGAGCATGAGCTAACTCGGCGCTAGCGCAAAGATACGCTGCCTGCTCCAGAAAAGCTCAGGATGCTATGGGGAATTTTTAATT